TCAACGGGCAACCTCATCCAGGAAACGATCGATCCGTCCCAACGCGTCCAGCCGCACCGGGTCAAGCTCGCGCAGGATTTCATGCGCGGCCTCGCGCCCATAGACATGCAGGCGGGCATCGGGCAAGCGCGCCGCGATCCGCCGGATCGCCGGTGTCGCGACCAGTTGATCGCGACAGGCGGCCAGGAACAGGGTCGGCACCGCGATTCGCTCCGGCCCGTTTCCCGCCTCCAATGCGCGAGTCGACTCGAGCGCCAGCCGCACCCAGTTCCAGCTCGGCGGTCCCAGCGCGATGTCCCGGCTATGGTCCCGCCACCAGATTTCATCGGCGTAGCGATCCGGGTCATGGGTCAGCCGCTTCTGCCGCATCTGGCGTTGCCGATCGCTCTCCTCCTTCTGCGTCCAGGCCCGCTTCTCGCCCCGGCCGATCGCGCACATGAAGCTGGCGATCGCCACCGCCAGCCAGCGCGGCAGAGGGGCCGTATGCAGCCCCAGCATCGGTGCCACCGCCACTGCGGCATCCGGTTCGGCCAGTCCTTCAGCCAGCGCCCGCAACAGCATATGGCCGCCCATGCTGTGACCCAGCATGACCGTCGGCCCACTGCCATTCGCCCGCCAATCACTTGAAAGCGCGCGCAAATCGCCCATCCATTGAGTGAAGTCGTCGATATGACCGCACAGCGGATCGTCGGTCAGCCGGCCCGATCCGCCCTGCCCACGCCAGTCGAAGCTGGTCACCGCCCAGCCCCGCTGCGCCCAATGGTGGATCACCTCCAGATATTTCTCGATCATGTCGCCGCGACCGTTGAGAAGCAGCATCCTGCCACGGGTGCCGGCGCCCAGCCGATAGCGGCGGATCGGCCAGCCATCGGACGCATGCCAATAGTCCAGCTGGCCACCCATGGGCCAGGCGCGACGATCAAGGGCGGGGGACGGGAAGATCGGCGAATCCATCAGCCATGGTTACGGTTTGGTAAAAAATGGCAACGCTTTTCTGCGGTTCAGAGTGCCGGTTTGAAAAAGTTTGATAGTCACCGCTTTGTTCTTTCCCATTTCAGCATGGCCGCTTGGCTCAGCTTTTTTTGAGACCGGAGCTTGGCGTAATGCTCGACCATCTGGAGCGACTGGCCGCTGATCGATGCGGTTTCGGCGGCACTGCACCCAGCCTCCAGCAGCGTGTTGACCGCGTTCTTCCGCAGGCCATGCGGCACAACCTTGACCGGCGCGCAGGCCGCCTGGATCGCCAGCCTGATCTTGTTCTTCTTCCCCTCGGTTGGCTTGCCGGGGATGATGGTGGCCAGCGTGCGCGGGTGGCGGGCAAGCTCTTCCCTCAATTCAGCATGGATTGGAATGTCCAGTTCCTTGCCCGTTTTCTGCTGGGTCAGGTTGATGTGATCGTCATGCACGTCGCGCCATGTCAGCGCCGCCACGTCGCCTATGCGCTGCGCGGTGTAGTAGAGCAGGTGGACGGAGAGCCGAACGAAGTCGTCATCCGATTCGAGGCATTGGCTCAGCGCCTGATCGGGCCAAGGATCATGCTCGCCAGTCTCCATTTCCTCGATCTCGAAAAATGGGTCATTGCTCACATGCCCGCGATTCCGCGCCCACGTATAGGCCGCGCTCCCGGCCCGCTTGACCATGTTCGCCGCGCCGGGCTTGTCCGCCATCTGGTCGAGCAGCAGCACGATATCCTTGCGTTCGACCAGTTGCGCCGGCGCCGTCCCCAGCTTGTCGACCAACTCGCCTTGATACAGGCGATAGAGCCGCTGCGTGGATGCGGCCTTCTTCTTCTCAAACTCTGCGCTCGCCTGATACAGTTCGATCAGCTTGGCGACGCTCAACTGCTGAGCGGCATTGACGCGCCGGGAGCGATGGCCAAGCAGGGCCGCATAGGTCGCAGAGAATATCCGGTCGGCGGGATCGGGCAGGCGCTTCCAGATGCGCTTGCCATTATCGTCATCCTGGCCGGTGTCGAAATAGTAATAGTAGCGGCCCTTTGCCTTGGTCCGCTTCACATATTTTACGATTCTAGCCATTCGCATAAAGCTTCGTTTTCTTGCGCCAATCGTCGGCGGCCACCTCTCCGGTCAGCCGCTCAAGGTGGGCGTCTATGTCGGCCTGGCTCCAGTGCAGACCGTTGCCAAGCATGACCGGGTGAGGCAGGCGGCCGCAAGCAATCTCGCGTTCCAGCTCAGCCGCCGACAGGTCGAGATAGGCGCATGCCGTCGCCCGCTTCATCATGCGCGGCCAGTGCGGAACGTGCTTGCCCATAGTTCACCCCTCCCCCACAAGAGCGGCGTCGATGGCGGGCGCGTCGGGAAGCGGGCGCCAGTGGGTGGGCGGGAATGCCCATTCGCGAACCTGCTCGCCGCCCCATACCCACACCTTCATTTCGCTATGAAAATAGCCGCTGGCCATGCGCCAGTTGTCGAATGGCGGGACGCTGGTGTCGGCCCACAGCAGGACTTCGCGCATGTGCGGCGCCGTCTCGATCGGCTGCCATCCCCTCTCAGCCGCCTCCAACCGATCCAGCAGGGCGCGGATTGTTGAAGCCGATTCCTCGAACATATCTGCGCGAGAGTGGAAGCCATACTGCCGGCTCGTTTCCGCAGAAGCGTCCAACTGCTCCAGATGATCCTGGATGATGTCAGTCATGGGCGGCGTCCTTCATCCTCGGGGCCTGGAACCAATCGTAAAGTTCGCTGGAACATGATGGGCAAAGGTCAGCCCACTGCGGCGTTAATGATCGCTGAGTACCGATCCAGCGGTGGGAATTGGTCTCCGAGTAATTCAGACCAGCCCAATGATAGCCATCTTCTGGACGGCGAAATTCAGACTTTGTGCCGCAACGATCACAAGTCATGGATACTATGTTTGCCTTAGCCATCACAAACCTCCCGCCCGCGCGCGCAGGGCCAGCGATCGATATGCACCACGCAGCAGCCGAAGCCGGTGCGTCGCCTCCTTCATGTTGATCGACCCTGAGATGAGATATTCGTAGCTTTCGATCATGATGCGCGCTGTGAGCCTCAGCGGGATCGGATTGCCATAGGTCAGGTTCCACCCGATGCTGCCATGATGCCCAGCCATCGGATTGGGTATCGTGCTGAAAGCGCCGCCACCGATGCAGACGCTGGCGCACATGGCATCAGCCACATGCGGTTGCAGGCTGTGCCCGACACGATAGGCACCCGGCTCATCACGTGCTGGTGTCCATTCGATCGCCGGTGCCGGCGCCTCGTAGTGACGGAAAGTGCAGTTGCGGAGAGCCAGCGTGCAGAGGGTCGACAACGCGATGGCATCGACTTCCCGCGCCTCGCAGTCGTAAATCTCGCACGGCACCCCGGCCCGGTTGATGAGCCGTTGAAGCCAGAGAGCGCTGATCGGGATGGGCATGTCGCCCATTTCGCCGATGACCGTCTGCAAGGCGCGGATCATGGCGATGTCGCGCTTCTCACTCATGCCCCACCTCCTCCCTCGCAGCCGGATCGACATCATCAACGAAGTCGACGCGCGCCCGGTTGTCGTTGGCATAGCCCTTCTCGGCAGCGCACTTGTCGCAGATCAGCGTGTGACCGGCGGGCGCGGTGCATTCGACGCAGGTGTCGGTGCCGTGGTGTTTCATGACGCCGCCCTCCACAAAATAGGCTTCTGATCGCGCGGAATCCTGTGCTTTCCTCGCGCCATGGGATGGGTAGGTGCGCCGCTCTTTGTCCTGCCCCAACACCACAGGTCGGGCCAAGGCTCGACACCGCCTTGGATTTCTTCGATGACATGTTCGATCCAGGCATCATCCCAAGCGATGTTGCCCCAGCAGACGAAAACCTGGTCAGCCTCTTTGGCTACCTTCGCGACGTAAGGCAGGTTGGTCATGATCATCTGATCGCGCGCATACCAATCGTCGGTCAGGTGCCAGTCGGCGCGCTTCCGACACTCGGCCGGCGACGAGGTGCAGAACGGATAGAGGTTGACAGCGCGATAGCCGCCAAACCCGAACAACTGGAACCACGCGTTCCACCACAAGGAGGTGGGATCATCCTTCAAGGCATCCGCAGTCGACGGATTGCATCCGATGACACAAGCGGTTGGGCCATCACCCCAACGGCGCCTGAGTTCGACGCGATCGTCACCCGCAAAAATTGCGTCACGGCGCATGGTATCATTGCCGAAAAGATCGACAGGCATGGGAGAATTCATTCCACCACCTCCACCTTGACGAACTCCCCACCCTTGAGAACCCACTGGCCCACTTTCTTGGGCGTTGGCTGGAAGGGCTTGGGCGCGGCGATTTGCTTCTTCCACTGGTCGAGAATGATCGCCTTCGCTTCGGCGGCGGTCAGGTTCTTGCCCCGGCGCAGCAGGCGATATTCGGCGCGCATCGAGGCCGGGATGTCGCGCAGCCGGGTCGATGACAGCGTGGCATTGCGCTTGGCCTTCGTCTCGGGCGCCTTGATCTTCGCCACGACATCGGGCCGGGTCAGCACCTCGCGATAGAGGCGCTCCCCATGCGCGCGCAGCATGGCCTGATGCTCGGGCGTGGCGCGCACCCGCTCCATCGTCTTGCGGAGCGTCTCGCGCTGGGCCAGCAGGACGCCAGGTTTGGCATTATGCCGCCGGATGCCCTCGCGCCTCCGACGCTGGATTTCCGGGTCTGTCGCCATGTGCTTCGCCGAACATGGCTTGCACCGCTTGGCGCCCTTGCTGCGCGGGTGGGTGCATTCGGTCACTTGCCGGCCCCCAGCTCGGTCTTGCACACGCCGGCATGGACGAACAGGTCATCGCCATCGGCCTCCGACAGATCGGGCAGCAGCGATTCCAGCTTGGTGTCGACATCGATCACCGTGCCGCACTGGTCGATTTCCGCCATGTCCTGATCCAGCGTCAGGCGCTCGCCGCGCTCGTTGTCGGCCGGGCCTTCGCCGCTATCATCAGCGGCCTGCTCCGACTGGATCTGATGCTCGAGGGCATCGAGCCGGCCAACAGGCTGCTCTGTCTCGATTTGCGCAATCTCGCCCTCTGCAGCCATGGCGAGCGCCGCCGACTTAGCGACCATCGTGTCATCGCGCTCAAACTCGGCTTCGATGTCGGTGGAACTCGGCAGTCGCTTGGCGAAGCGCCGCATGACAGTCTTGCGCGCCATTTCGCCCCACCAGTCCACCCACGGACCCTTGTCGGCGGCGCGTGAAACCTTCCGCACGGCCTCGATCTGGGCGACGTTCATGATTTCGGGCGGGACCACCTCACCGCTCTTGAGGGTGGCGATCGCATAGGCGCCGATGGGATTGCCGCGATCCGCGAACCAGTCAGGCTCAAACACCGGGACAGCATCGAGGCCGGGCCGATAGGTGAATTTGTCATGCTCATGAACGACGTGGACATCGACGCTGGCGATCTCGCCCGACTGGCGGATCTTCTTCAGGACGCCGGCAATCATCGGCATCCACTGGACCTTCTTGTCCCACCCGCCTGACTGCCGGTTCTTCGTGTTGAAGATAACCAGGGCGCCTTCCCGGCCATCAGGCAGCAGGCCATCCTGCGCCGCCTTGACCACGGCGCCGAATAGCGACCGGCGATCAGCGTTAAGCAGATCAGGGTTGCTCTGGATCGCGGTCATCGTGACGCGCTGAAACTTGTCAACGGCGATATGCGCCGGCAGCGCCATCTTGAGCTGGTCACTCATCTGCGCCAGACTCTGCCGCAACGCTACTGCCGGGTCGGCCCGGCGCTCCTGAAGCTGGGTTGCCAATCAATTTCTCCTTAGAACGGAACTTCTAGGCTGGTATCGAAGTCCTCGATCACCAGCGGATTGTGGATGGTCACGCGACGGTGAGCCTGCATGACGAAGAACTCTTTGCCGGGGTTAGCCACAGCTAGACGCTTGGCCTCTTCCGCTGCTCGTCCGAAAGTGTCGTGACGGACACGGGGGTTCATCCCTTCTGGATTCCAGACGAGATAAAAGGTGTCTGCGAGCCTCATCCGCGCTTCTCCACGATGCTGAAGCGCCGGTAAGACTTCCGGCCCTTGATGATTGTGCCGATGTCGTCGGCAGTGATTTCGCGATCCGGCTGGGCCTTGGTGGTCGGGCACTTGACGGTCATCCCGTGGAGCAGCGCCACGCCAGCATTACCGAGCTTGTCGAGCAGTTCAGCCTGGGCCGCATCGGCCTGCGCCTTGCCCTGCTTCTCCAGCGCCTTGCCGGTCAGCCAGCGGGCTGCAGCGTCCACAGCCAGATTGTCGGTCCGCAGGTCGATCAGGTCGCCGTTATCCTCGGGATAGAGCGCACTGATCGTCGGCAGGTCGCGGGTGTAGTCTGCCGCCGGCGGATCTCCCGCAGCGATGGAGCGCCAGAATGCCGCAACCCGCGCCTCGATATCGGCCCAGATGAGCGGGCGGAACTGATACTGAAACCGGCGCAGTTCATTGCCGCCGACCAGCACGATGACATCGCCCCAATCGCAGCCGGCAAGCCCCATGTAGGACATGACCTGCAGCAGATAGTTCAGCGGCGGCTCATCGCCCCAGCCCTTGGCTACTATCCAGTCTGCCGTCTTCACCTCAAGGATGCCACGGCCGCGCTGGGGGCACATAACCATCTGGTCGGGGTGACCACCTAGGCCGGCGTCGTTCGTGAGGCGCTTGGGCGTCTCCAGCTTCTGGTAGCCAAAGCGGTCGCAGGCGCCTTCGATAATGACCGGCTCAAGGCGAACGCCCCATTCCGCGCGCTCATTGCCAGTGAAGTCTGGCGTTGCGACATTGCCGGCCTTCCGGTGCCAAAGCTCGAACTCGGTCAGCCAGGGATGCTGGTTGAACAGCGCAGCCACCTCCGACGCGCCGACCACGGACGCGCGGAAAGCGTCATCGCCATCGCCGGCCATGATGTTGGTCACGGCGTTCATATGTGGCTCCCCACCAACAACCCCATCATGAACACCACAGCCCCCGCACCGATCAGCTCGGCATAGGGAGGGCGGATGCCCATCCGGCCTTCAGGGTTGGTCAGGGCGGCTATGGCGGCGTGGATGGTGGAGATCATGACCGGGCCTCCATCTTCTCGCGATGGGCGCGCTGGTGCATTTCATCCATGCTGACCGGCGGTTCACCCTCGCACATGTCAGAAAAGGCATCGGCCGCAGCGTCGTCCATCTCGTCCTGCGTCATAGGTCGCCAGCCATGGCCAGCGCAGTCGGAGCACTCGACCGTGAAATCGTCAGGCGAAAGATCGTCCATGCCGACGAAGCGCGAACGGCGGTTGGGGTTGACCCCGCACACTTCGCCATGGCCGTCGCATTGCGGGCACTCGATTTCCGGCCGATAATGCTCGTCGCAGGTAAATTTGCTGGCGACACAATTCGGGCAACCAGCCTGCCAGTTCGCTCCCCGGATCATGCTGCACCGCCTTTCGCCTTGGCGATGGCGGCGTCAGCGCCGGGGGTTGAGCCACTCACGAACTCTTCGTCCGATCCTGCTGCGCGACATGCGTTGTGGAACCGGCGGCGAAGGTCGATCAACTCCGACAGCAGTTCCGGCGCGGCGGCGAAACGGTGAGCATCAGCCTCGCTGCAAATGCCTGTGATCAGCATGTAAGGGCGATCGTCGCCGATATCGCCAAAGCCGCGAACCCCGCCATCAGGATACGAACCAAGGCCAATGCCCCACTGTCCCCCATGCTGGCGTTGATTTTCAGACTGCCCGACCACAAACGGCCCCGGCGTATGCGTTGCGTTGCTCACATCAAATCTCCCAGATCAGCAACCCGGCGCTCCCATCCCAGCGCGAGGCGGTCGCACTCGGCGTGATAGTTGCGCACCATGGTGTTGAGCCGCGCCACAGCGGCGCAGGTGAGGTCATCAGCCAGCGTCGGATCGAAGCCGGCAGCGTTGACGGTCGCAGCGATTTCGGCGGCAATGCGCGCATCCTCGACTGCGGTGGCCAGGGTCGAGCCGGTCATGCCGCGATCCCCCGACCCGCATTGACCGCGACCGCAATGTCGATCGCCTCGGCAACGCTCAGGCCGACAGCGATGCGCGCGGCTTCACGGCCACCAAGGCACTCGGCGGCAAGAAAGTGCTCGTTCTGGATGGCCGACAGCTTGGCGACACGCTCGTCGCTCACATCGTAGGCCAGCCACTCGTCGCTGGTCAGATAGAACTGCTTGGTGTGCCGCAGCTTGGCCGGCGGCTCGATCGCGCAGGACGCGAGGATCGCGATTGCCTGCGGAGTGTCCTGCCATGGAATGATGCGCATGTTGGTGCTCCATCTCGCGGTTTCCCGCTGGGGCCGGGTCTGCGGTGGTGCGACCGGGCTGATGGAGTGATATCTACATGCGCATACGCATATCGTCAATGACCAATTTATGCGCCACCGCATTTTTTATGAGCAAGCGGATTTCCGCCGATCGCGCCCACGAAAAAGCCCCGCAGCGAATGAACGCGCGGGGCTAGTTTGGGAGGGTGACGAGCAAGGGGGCTTCGTCGCCGGTCGCTAGAGCAGCGTTATGTTACGGGCGTGTGGCAGACCGACGCCTAAGCCATTTCATGCTCTTCGCCCTGTTCAGCATCCGCCTCCATTGAGCGAACGTGTTTCAGATAGTTGGCCGCCAGAGCGAGATGAACCCGCTTGGCTGACGGATCGCTGGTCATGTTGGCTTTCCGGATCTCATTCCTGGCGCGGCGCTCGTAGTAGGCCTTTTCCGAAATTTTGCGCATTTTGCTCCTCCTTGAGTTGAACAAAAGCGACCTCTTTGAGAGGGCGCCATCCCAGGCGGCGAGCCTTGGGGCGCTCGGAATTTATCAAAGAGCGGCTCGATTCTTCAAGAGCGGGGAGCCACGAAAAAGCCCCGCTCGATCGCTCGGCGGGGCTAGTCGAAGGTCATCGAGCAACGGGGGGGATGCTCGTTGGGAGGTATTACACCTGGGCGGGGAGATCGTTCCGCGAAACCCCGCGGCGAGATGGTCGGGCGGGGTGGGCCAATCGGATGAAAAGATTCGACACCCTCAATCTGGGCATTCAGAATATGACTATGGCAAAGTATCACGTATATATTGATGAAGCAGGCGATCCTGGCGTGAAGCCGAAGACTGGTGATCCATCTTGGACCGATTGGTTTGCAATCGGCGCCGTCATTGTAAGTGATGCAGCCAACCCGGACACCGTTGACTGGGTGAAGGATATGAAAGAGGCCGCCCGAAGCCAAGAAGGTCCACCGCTACATTATCGCAACTTATCGCCCACAAATCAGGCTCGCGTCTGTCGGATGCTATCACGAAAAAAGGCAAGGGTTCTCGTTGTCGCATCGCATAAGGACACGATGCGTTCGCACTACAATCCGCGTCTTGGCCGAGCGAATGACCAGAAATTCTACAATTGGTGCCTGAGACTGCTTTTGGAGCGGGTGACCGAATGGTGTTACCGCCGCTCATTATTTGAAAAGATAGACGATCACTCAGCCAGGATCGTCTTTTCCAAACGCGGCGGACATAAATACGAAGAACTGAAAGATTATCTCCGGAAGCTTGAGGCGCAGAGCCTTACCGGCAATCTGATACTATCAAAACGCGGGATCGTGCCAGGCGTCATTCACGACAAGCGCATCGAGGTCGAATCTGACATGAACCATGCCGGCCTTCAGCTTGCGGACATTGCGGTCAGCTCATTCTTCAATGCGGCTAATTCTTTGGCGGCGAAACACGACTTGGAACCTGCCAAGACGCTAAAGCCGATCGTGCCAACAATGCCGGGTTGTAAGACGGCGTGCGATTTCGGTCTTTTGCGATTACCGTTTGCGCATCAAGGTCAGATTCCAGAGGCTGACCGAGGCATTTTCGAGGAGTACGGCTACATTTTTTAGTAGGTGGCAGGCCCCAGACTCCGTTTCCTTGCAAGTGGTAGGTTACCATCCACCGGGCAACCATCTTGTAAGGCGCCGTCACGAACAGGCCGATCGGGCTGAAGCTTTAATCCGGCGTTTCCTGCCGGGCACCAAAATAGCCATTTGCCCTTAAGATTCAATAAATTGTATTGAGTCAATTTCAGCGGGTTAGCAATTGACCGTTCCCCACTTATCCACAGCTAAATCCCGATAGGAAACACCCTGCCCCGCTTTTCCTATTTCCTACACGCCCCGTGTTCCGGTAGAGAACAAAAAGAGAACGGATGAGTCGAGGCGTTGGCGATGGCGGTGCTAGCAGAACCAGCATGCGAAGTGGGTTGCCGAACCTGCCTCATGGGTTGCGCTGTTCTCCCTGCCCGCCTGCTTTGGTGGGAGCGGGAGATTGAACGACTGTGCCAGGAACGCTCGCTTCGGCCGAACTGTCTGGAGACGCGCCGTGCTTTAGAAGGAGCGCTAACCTGTCACGCAGGCTTGAAGCGACAATTGGCGGATAGCCCGAGAGCGGCGTTCCGGGTGGAACCTCCTGCATTGCGTCGGAGATCATACGCCGGAAGTCGTCTTCACTAGGCAGGCCGTCCCCTGCCCGCAGTGCCGGGATCTCGGTCAGTGGCATGGTGATAAGCTGCTCGATCGTCACCTCAGCAATGCGGGCAAGAGACAGCAGGTTGTCTGGCCTCGGATCGGCACCCTTCTCCCAACGAACGATGGTTGATTGGCCGACACCGATTTGCTCGCCAAACTCGGTTTGGTTGGCGAATTTCGACCGCAGCGATTTGATGTTTTCGGAGAGGATCGACATTCCCGCCGGATAATTGGAGAGGCGCAGATTCTCCAATCCGCTCACGCATATTTGCATTTGACACCATATGCGTATGCGCATAGAGATATCGGATGAGCGAGATCAGAGCCATCCGTGACGCCCTTGGTTTGACGCAGGCCCAGCTTGCCGCCCAACTCGGCGTAACGCAATCCACCGTTTCCCGGCTCGAAACCGGCGAGATCACCCCCGATCGGCGGACGATGCTCGCCGCTCATGCGCTGAAAGCCGCAGCGAAGCCCGCTCGCCGCCCCACCAAGCAGGTGGCCGCATGAGCGCGCTCGATCCCATCCTTGACGAAGCGACCTATGCCAAGCTGCTCGCTCGCCTCAGCTTCGCGGAAGCTCAAGCAGGGCCGCGAGCGTGTGAAGCTGCTGGGCCAGTTTCGGAGGAAGCTGCTCAGCATCGCTCATTCCCTCGACGGTTGTGGCAAGTTGCTTCAGCGTTTTTGCAATCGTCTCCTCTTGTTCGCGCCCTAGCATTTTTGCTTCGGACAGCACGATCACGCAGTTGGCTGAAAGCTTCAGCGCCGCGAATGCCGCGTCCGCAGTCAGCTTCTGTAGGTCTGTCATGCGATTCTCCTTCGCAGGCATCTGAGCCTAGCGACGGCGCAGAGTCCACCAAGCCCGCGAGCGCGGCGGCGTGATAGGGTTCGGCCTCCTCGGCTATGCTCTGGCCACCTATCTTTGGGTGACGCGTCCAAACGTCAAACGCCTGCGCGCGATCATGCGCGAGGAAATTGACAAGGATCTTCTGCGGCGCAGTGGCCTGACGGGTGACGCAGCTATTGCCTACGCTGCTGCGCTCCACGCCGATCGCTTCAAAACTTCCAATCAATCGGAGGATCGGCATGCGTGATCGGGCAATCAACCTGTCCGTCGCGGGCGATATCCATGCACAGTTGTCGAAGCGATACGCGCGCCGTGGTCTGATGATCTCGACCAGCCTTCTCGTCGGCATCCACCAAGGCTTCCACGATTTTGCTGATATGCCGCTGATCGATGGTGCCCGCGTGATGCAGCCCGGAAACGATGGCTCGCAGCGCAAGCTTGGTGGCGTAGTCCATCCCGAATCTCCCTTCGCGCTGACCATAGCACGGAGGGCTTCGTGAGCAGCCTCATCGATCGCCTGTCCCCCACGCCGATCCACGCCCCCTGCGCGGTTCGTGTCGGCGGCCATAGCTTCGGCTTCGGGGCGCAGTTCTTTCCAGTTCTTCGGGTCGCATCCGAAGACGGCGCCGAGGGTCGTTTCCTCTCTCCGGTTCTCGGCGCCAATGTTTCCACTCTCGATCATGGATACCGCAATGCAGCAGACTAGCCCAAGTGTGTCCGGTCGGCTCGCCCGCCCCACCCAAAATGCTTACCGCCAGCGCTGCGCCGACGTGATCCGGCGCCTCAAACTGGAACATGGCCTGACGAACGAGGAACTGGGCGACCGCCTGGGCTGCTCGGACGAGACGATCAGCAATGTCGAGAACATGCGGACCAACCTCAACCCGGTCACGCTGCTCAACATCGACTTCGAGTTCGGCCCCGGCACGATCGATCCTATCCGCGAGCTGTCTGGCACCCGCGGCGTCCCGGTCGGCGCGATCTGCGACACCGACGCCCTACCCGCGCTGACGGCTTCGGTTCACAGCATCGCACAGGCCCGCGCGCCCGCCAGCCCCGGCGGCGCAGTCATGACCCATGGCGAACTGGCCGAAATGAAGCCGGTTCTGCGCGAGGCCATCAAATCGCTCAACTGGTTGCTGGACCGGGCCGAGCGGGGCGAGGCAGCATGACCGGCCCCCAGGAAGCCGCGCCCTGCTGCGAGCAATGCGGCAAGGCATTCCCCATCCGCCGTCGGGCGCCCAAGACGGGACTTTGCCGCCACTGCTGGTCGGTCAAGGCGCTGCTGTTGCGCGGTGTGCATCGGAGGGCGGCATGAACTGGCGCCGCATCTTCGCGCGCCGTCGCCCGGCCCTGTCGCTGGACGCTCTGGTCGCCGCCACCCGCGCCGCCAACGCCCCATGGGCTGCCAAGCGCCGCGCCCAGCTTCCGGCCGAACGTCAGGCCCGTATCCGCACCATCATTGAAACAGGAGTTCGCCCGAGCGGCTGACAATTCGCCGGGGCGGGATGGGCCGCGCCCCGAGGAAAGCGAGACACGGCCCGAACTACGCCGATGGAGAATATAGATGGAAACTATCGATCAGGAAACAGGTGAGATTGTGGAGCGCGCCGCCGATGGCGGGCAACGCTATCCCGCCGCGCATAGTCTGGCTGACTTCATCCGCATGCAGGAGGATGGTCAGTTCGATGCGGATGTCGCGTTCGATCTGAATGAGCTTGCTGCCGAACTGGAGCAACTCGCGCAGGACACCGGGCAAGGCAAACTGAAGGCGAAGCTGACCATCACGGTCGATATCGCCCGCGATCCAGCCGGCTTCTACGTCTTCGCCGCCAAACACACGATCAAACGCCCCGACGAGAAGCGAAAGCAGTCGGTCGGGTGGGTCACCGAAGACAACAAGTTCACCCCGAACAAGCCGCGCCAGGGAAACCTTTTCGGCACCGTCCGCGACGTGACGCCCCGTCGCGAAGTCCGCAACTAATCAGGAGCCAAGTCCATGACCACCACTGAAGCAGCAATCCACACCACCCGCGTCGGCGAATTGATCACCGAGTCCCTCAAGGCGTCGGAAGAATATCAGAAGCCCATCGTGATCAGCATCATGGAGCCGTCGTCTGGCCTCAAGGTCGACGCCGTTCTTTCCCGCAATGGACTGAGCGCCATCCCCAAGGCGGTGTTTGACGAATATCGCAACGCGCCGGAACGGCGGAAGGGAACGTCTATCCTAACCCGCCTGGAAAGCCTGATCGATCACGTCAACCGCTTCAAGGATGAAGACAGCGTTCTGTTCGCTCACGACGATCGCAAGGCTCCCCGCCTGACCGCAGTGCTGGACTATCATTCGAAGGGTGCGGAAGGCTCGCCCCGTTTTGGCCAGCACCGTTCGGTTTTCGCCTTCCCCTTGTCTGATGAATGGAAGGCGTGGATCGCCGCCGATGGCAAGAAGATGCCGATGATCGAATTTGCCGAGTTCATCGAAGAGCGGATTACCGACATCGAAACGGTCGAGGATATCGATGACCTTTCTTCCGGTATCCGGGAATATATCGGCGCCGCTCGCATCTCGAACATCGCCAGCGCTTCCAAGCTGATGGAATTGTCCAACGGCCTCCAGATTCACGAAACCAGCGTGATCAAGCAGGCCAACAAGCTGTCGAGCGGCGAAGGCCAAATCCGTTTCGAAAGCGAGCATACCGACGCCAATGGCGCGCCGGTCGATGTGCCAGGCCTGTTCATCATCTGCATCCCGGTGTTCGCGCACGACGGATATTATCGGATCGCGGCTCGCCTCCGCTATCGCAAGACGGGCGAAGGCATCGTGTTCTGGTACGACCTCTGGCGCACTGATCTCGTCTTTGACGACGCCTTCGACAAGGCATGCACGCGCGTGAAGGACGAAACCGGCCTGCCGCTTCTGGTGGGCGCGCCTGAGTAATCACTGGCGTCACCGGACCCCGGAGCAATCCGGGGCGAGGATGAAACCAGTGGACGCGATATGAAATTCGACCTGCCCTTCCCCGCATCCTCTCTCGCTGGCCATGCCAAAGGCAACGGCCAGTGGAAGAAGATTGCGGACACCAAGAAGCACCGAGAGTGGGCGCGCAATGCCGCGCTTGCCGTTCGCGCTGCCATGCCGGCCACGGGAGATATCACCGTGCGCGTCCGGTTCGTGCCCGCCAACCGGCGCGGTGACCGGGTGAACTATCCCAACCGGATGAAGCCCTATTTCGACGGCATCGCTGATGCGCTGGGCGTAAACGATAGCCGGTTCGTGCCGGCCTATGAGTTCGCCGCGCCCGAGGCACCGGGGCGGGTTGAGGTGGAGGTTTTGGCGCTATGACCTCCGACGCTGGGTTCGTGAAGATGTACAGAAGCCTCCTTGGGCACCCAGCGTTTCGCAATGACGCGGAGGCCATGGCGTTCGCCTGGATGGTTATCCGTGCATCATGGAAGGGGACGCGCGTCCGCTACAAGGATCGCGTCATAACGCTCAAGCGTGGACAGCTTGCTATGTCCGTTCGCGACATGGGCGCGGCCATGGACCGGGATAAGGCATGGGTTGAACGCCTCTGGAAGCGCCTGAAATCCGAGACGATGATTGAGACAGTGGTTGATGCAGGCGTTAGCGTCGTAACAATCTGTAATTACGATACATTTCAGGGTGAACGAGACACGTCCGAGACGGTGAATGAGACACCAGACGAGACAGGCGCAAGACAGGCGCAAGACACAGAACAAAGAACTGAAGAATATACTTCGGAAGATAAATCTTCCTCAGTTGTGAACATCGCGCAGGCGCGCAAACCCGATCCGTTCCCCCGGCCCGTCTTTGCCGATCCACAGGTCTGGTCAGACTTCCTGGCGAACCGAAAATCCAAGCGCATGAAAAACACGGCGACCGCCTACCGGGATTTCCTGCGCGCCATTGCTGACCAGCAGGATGAGAACTGGCCGCCGGGTCGGCTGCTCGAACACGCCACCGCGAAGGGCTGGGGCAGCATACACAATCCCGACAAGGACGATCGACATGGAACACGCACACGGCAACCCGCTGTTCAACAAGCCGCTCACGGCGTACGTGGGCCAAGGCCAGACCCGGCCGTTGACCTCCTCCGACAAGCCCGCGCCGAGCAGGAGGCAGGTTTCGGCGAAGACGAAGGAAGCGATAGCCAAGCTTGGGCTGCGCTACCGTCCTACCTCACAGACCGATCTTGAGGCCCACGCCGGCCAGCTCGCGATGCTTGCAACCGACCTGCACGACCTCCCCGTTGATCTACTGGAACGGGCTATCGGTGACTGGTCGATCAAGTCGCCATTCATGCCGAAAGCCTTCGACCTGGTGCAGTTGGCAAAGAGCTATCTCGCCAAGGCTCATCCGCAGCAGCGCGAGGTTACGACCGATTGGGTGGATGTCGCGCGCCGCCGGAATGACCGGATGAACGCTGACCCAGAAGCCCGGCGCGGTGTTCGCTGGGTCGCCAATTCCACCGGCGTGAACCTGGAGCTGGACCCGACTTATCGCACCGACATGGATCGTTTCATGGGCAAGCTGCACGACGGCACCGCTACCGCTCGCGATGTCGATCGAGCGCCTGAGGTCTGGCGGAAGATTGCCGAGGAGCGCGGATATCTGCGCCGGTTTGACGATGGCGCTTTCGTGATCCGCGAACGCCGCTGCGAGAATGTGGGGCTGTGATGGACCAGCAGCGCATCAAAGAAATCGCCTGCCTCTGCGGCGCCCGCGAGCGCGACACCGGGCAGAACCGACCCCGGCCTTGCTGGGGCTGTGGGGACAAGATGGGCATGGGGAGGTGGGATCGATGACCCCCACCACCCTCCAGCAAGCCCGCGAGAACGTCGCGGCCCGCCTCCATCAGCCATATCAGCAAAGGGCTGTGCTCGAAGGTTCCTGGGATCGCGGCTCCCTCGTTCGGGATGAGATCGCCAAGGTTGAGGGGAGGAAGTGATGGGGAATGGGCCGAATTTGGCAGAACGCGCCACACACAGCGCCAAAACAGCCGCACATGGTAGTTGGGTAGCCAAAGACCAACAAAAGCGCTCCACGGGGCTTAAATCGGAGGACCGCCCATGAACCCCCGAGCCGCCCGCCAGGCATCCGGCATGACCCGAAACGAATGGGCAAGGGCCATGGGGGTGTCAGTGCTGACCACGAAACGCTGGGAAGCCCCCGGCAGCCGATACGCCCGCTCGCCAACGCAGCACCGCGTCGAGCGCATGGAGCGCGTGCTTACCGGGTGTGGGGTTGATTTGAGGGAGGATCGGGTATGAACGCTGTTGCTGTGATTGAGGCGGCGCCGGTTCCGGCTCCCACGCTGGAACAATGGCTGGACATCGGCCGAGCGATTGCCGACGAAGGCCGCCGCGTGGGGTGGGCGTTTGCTGACTGGGCGCGCCAAGGGAAAGTCCTTGGGTACACCAAGCAGCTTGGTTTCAATTTCCTTGGCCATGAACTTGGGATTGATCCGCGCAGGCTCGAAATAATCGACAAGGCCGCAGACGCATTCCCCCCCGGAACCAGACACCCAAAGCTTAGCGTGGAGCATCACGCTCATGTGGCTGACCTCCCGAAAGAACGTGGATTTGAACTCCTGAATGAGGCCGCTGCCAACAAGTGGACTGATGTGGACCTGCGCAAGGAAGTGATCACCACAAAGGTGGCGAGCGGCCTGGCTCATCTTCTTTCGCCCGACGATTATGACGATTTTTGCCGGATGCAACTGCAGCATGCCTGGAACCGGGCCAGTCCCTCGGTGCGTGAGGATTTCGCCGAACTGATCGCGGCAAGCAATATGGGGGTCATCGATGCTTAATCACGGCACACGGGGCGCGCATCGTCGCCCATCGTCCAGGCTGGTGCCCCCGCTCCCGCCCGAGTTCGCGCAGCAGTTCGTGGAAGGCGGATGGCGGCGCATCGAGCGGGTCTATGGTGCCCGCAATGATCTGGTGCGCAAGTGGATAGCCATGGCCGGCGGGGAGCGCGAGCTTAAGCGGCTGCGGCGGGAGTATATGGCTGGGAGGCGGAAGGGATGACTCCGAAGCAACAGCGCTTCGTTGACGAATATCTGATCGACCTGAATGCCACTCAGGCGGCCATTCGGGCAGGCTACAGCGCGAAGACGGCAAACGAGCAAGGTGCGCGGCTGTTAGCGAATGTTAGCGTCCGTAATGCTGTCTCAGAGGCCAAGGCCAAGCGGTCGAAGGAAACAGGCATCGACGCAGCGTGGGTGTTGAGCCGGCTCGCCGCCGAAGCCTTTGCCGACCTTGCCGACCTGTATGATGAACATGGTCGGGTGAAGCCGGTAAAGGATTGGCCATTGGTGTGGCGCCAGGGGCTTGTCGCGGGGATCGAAGTCGAGACGATCGGGGAAGGCGCGGGCCACGTTACCAAGATCAAGATCAGCGAGCGGATCAAGCGGGTCGAGTTGATCGGCAAGCATGTCGACGTGCAAGCCTTTAAGGAAAAGCTGGAGGTCGCTGCGGCGATGACGCTGGTGATCGATCCTAAGGATGCTGCGCTTTGAGTCCAGCAGCCGGATTTGCTGACGAAATTACTGCTGAACGCCCTGTTGGCATAGGCCACAACGGCGGCCCTCCGATTGCCAAACTGACCCCGAGGCAGGAAGAGGCGCGCGACCTCCTCGCCTCATCGGCCCGCAACATCATGCTTCGGGGCGGATCGCGCTCGGGCAAGACCTTCCTGCTGGTCCGCGCCATCCTCCAGCGCGCCATCAACGCGCCGGGCAGCCGGCATGCGATCTTCCGATTCCGGTTCAACCACGCCAAGACCAGCATATGGGCCGACACGCTGCCCAAGGTGCTGAAACTGTGCTTTCCTGCCCTGCGCGTCCGGTTCGACAAGACGGATTTCTATGTCGAGCTGCCAAACGGGTCGCAAATTTGGATCGCCGGCCTGGACGATAAGGAACGGGTCGAGAAGATCCTTGGCGCGGAATATTGCACGCTCTACTTCAACGAGAGTAGCCAGATACCTTGGGGATCGGTGGAAATCGCCATGTCCCGCCTCGCGCAGAAGTGCGAACTGGCTCCAGAGATCGCGGCGGCGACCGGCCGCACCCATCTGCCGCTCAAGGCATATTTCGACTGCAACCCGCCGAGCAAGCTGCACTGGTCGTTCCAGTTGTTCCGCGCCAAGGTGAAGCCTGGCACCAAGGAAGCGCTGCCCAACCCCGCCGATTATGTCGAAATGAAGGTCAACCCTTCGGACAATGCCGATAACCTGCCTGCCGAATATTTCGAGGTGCTGGCGTCCATGTCTGCGGCCAAGCGGCTCCGGTTCGAGGCTGGCGAATGGGCCAGCGAGGTCAATGGCGCGCTTTGGGCGCTGGAGGACCGTCAGACAGAGGGCGGGACTATACCCGGCATCGATGGCCACCGGGCGACGCTGGAACGCAGCCCTGACGATGGCAGGCCTCAGGTGCGCTATGCAGGCGCAGTGATCGACCTGCAGCGCATCGTGGTCGCGGTCGATCCTAGCGGCACCAAGGGCGACGGAGGCGGCGATGACATCGGCATCGTGGTCGCTGCTAAGGGTGTCGACGGGCGCGGCTATGTGCTGCAGGATGCGACCTGCCAGCTATCGCCTGATGGCTGGGGCCGGCGCTCGGTCGAGATGTATCGTCGGTGGGGTGCTGATCGCGTCGTTGGCGAACGCAACTTTGGCGGCGCCATGGTCGAGTTCGTGGTGAAGACGGCCGACAAGTCGGTGCCTTACAAGGAGGCGAACGCGACGCGAGGCAAGGTTGTGCGCGCTGAACCGATCTCAGCGCTCTACGAGCAGGGCAAGATCAGCCATGTGGGGGATCACCCTGACCTTGAGGACCAGATGTGCAATTTCACCGCGTCGGGGTTCGTCGGCGAGGGGTCACCTGACCGGGCCGATGCGTTGGTGTGGGCGCTGACCGAGTTGATGTTGAACGGCAAGGGCAGCGCCTTCGACGTGCTTTAGCGTCCGTAGCGATAAGCGGCCCCTCCCCGCACCGTCGCAAACATGGGAACCGTGACGCGCCTCTGGGATGGCCTGGCCAACGTTTTGACCGGGCGCGGAACGACGGTCGACCGCTCAGCGCACAACTTCTGGATGCGCCGGTTCACCACCCCCGAGCAGATCGAGAGCGCCTATCTCGGCTCCTGGCTGCATCGCAAGATCGTGGATATCCCGGCTCAGGACATGACCCGCGCCGGCCGCGATTGGGACGCGACGGACGACCAGATCAGCGCGATCGAGAAAGAGGAAAGGCGGCTCGGTTACTGGCCCAAGCTGTATGAGGCGCTGACCCTTGGACGCCTCGGTGGCGGCGCCATCCTTATCGGCCTTGGCGATGATCCGACCAAGCCCCTGCCCACATCGATCCGGCCCGGCCAGATCCGATACCTGTCCGTCCTCTCGCGGTGGCAACTGTCGCTCGGCGAAATGGAGACGGACCCGGAGAGCGACAACTTCGGCCAGCCCCGCTATTTTCGCCTGTCAGGAACCGGGCGCCAGGTCGATATCCACCCCTCGCGTGTCGCCGTGTTCAAGGGGCTGCCCATCCCCGCGATCCGCATGACATCGTGGGAGGATAATTTCTGGGGCATGTCCGTCGTGGAGGCCTGCGACGAGGCGGTCCAGCAGGCGACCACCGCTTGCGCGGGCTTCTCCGTGCTGATCGATGAAGCCAAGATCGACGTGTTCCGGTTCAACGGCACGGTCGAACAGCTCAGCCAGCCCGATGGCGAAGCGAAGCTGATGAAGCGCGTGGAACTGACCAACACCGGCAAGAGTGTTCATCGCGCGGTCATCCTCGACAAGGAAGACGAGTGGGTGCAGCGTCAGCTTTCGCTGGCTGGTGTCCGCGATGTCATCATCACCTATGACGCGCGCGTGGCAGGCGCGGCCGATATCCCCGCGACCCGCTTGTTCGGGAAGTCACCGGATGGGCAGAACAGCACCGGTGAAAGCGACCTCGCCAACTATTTCCAGGGCGTTGGCGCCAAGCAGGACATGCAGCTTCGCCCACCCATGCAGCAGATCGACGCGGTCATGATCCCTTCCGCCGGCGTGCCCGCCGATCTGCCTTGGACCTTCTCGACGCTCATGGTGCTGACCGAGCAGCAGGCAGCAGAGATTGAACTCAAGGAAGCCCAAGCGCTCGAAAAGATCGTGGGCCTCGCGCTGGTCCCTGAAACCGCGATGGCCAAGACCGTCCAGAACCGCCTGATCGAAAGCGGGCGCTGGCCGGGGCTGAAGAAGGCGATCGAGGAAGCTGAGGCCTCCGGCGAGGAGCTTCCCGAGAGGGTTGACGAATCCGAACTGGGGATCGTGCCCCTCGGAGAGAAAGGAGGTGGTCAGTCGTCTCGTGCGCCGGGCGGTGGCCGTTCCACTGTGGCTACCGCCGACGCATGGCTATCCGACGCCACGCCGCGCGCGCTCTATGTCCAGCGCAAGCTGCTGAACGCCGCCGACCTGATCGCATGGGCCAAGGACAACGGGTTTGCCACCACCCTGCCTGCCAGCGACATGCATGTGACGGCCCTCTATTCCCGCAGCCCGGTCGACCCCATGAAGATGGGCCGCGATTGGCGGGAGGACGAGAAGGGCCAGATCATCGTTCGCCCCGGCGGTCCGCGCGTCATCGAGAAGCTGGGCGAAAACGCCGTCGTTCTGCGCTTCGCCTGCCCCGATCTGGACTGGCGCCACAAGGACATGATCGAAGCGGGCGGGTCGCATGACTGGCCGGAATATGCGCCGCATGTGACGATCAGCTACACCGCGCCCGAGAGTGTCGACATCGATGCGCTCAAGCCGTTCAACGGTGCGCTGCGGTTCGGGCCTGAGATATTCGAGGCGCTCGATCTGGATTGGAAGTCGAAGGTGACGGAACAGTGAAATCGATTCGCCGCCGCCTCGAAAAGCTGGAGAAAAATTCCATGGACCGTGTAGACAGCGCATCGGACGACCGCACCGCCAACAATGCCGTCCGCCATACATATCGCGTATTGGGCGATGTCGAGAAGGCGCAGATGGTCGCGATCAAAGACAAAGGGGCTGAGTTCCTAAACCTGATCGAGAGCCTTCGGAAAGAGCCTGAGCCTGTCATCAATGATGATGGCACGGAAAGCGCTTTCGCCGTCCACACTTTCGACCGCGAACTGAACATCGCCGCCGAGAAGATTGAGGAAGCCGTGATGTGGGCGGTGAAGCACATCACTGCCTGACGGTGCCCTATTCCCTCCACCGCATGGCTCGCCAAGCAGGCAAGCGCCGCGACATCACCCTGCGCCCCATCATCCCTACCCAAGCCGCCGCGACCGACCTCGCCGCGATCTACGCGCCAGCCTGGCAGATATGGGCCGACAACATCGACCGCATCCTTGCCGGCTATGACCCACAGCCTTTGCCAACCGCCGACGCGCTGACGATCGACACTGTGGATCAGGTGCAGGCCGCCATCAGCAGCGTGGCGCAGGAGTTCCTGACGATCCTCACCGCGAAGATAGCGCCAGGGCTGCGGCAGTGGGCTATTCGTGCGGAGCGCGTCCACCGCTCTAAATGGTCTGCCGCGATCAAAGCCGGCGTGGGCGTCGATCTCGACCTGATCCTGTCCGCGCAGCCGGTGGAGGAGACGCTGGGGACTTGGCTCGCGCGCAATGTGGCGTTGGTAACGAACGTGTCCGATCAGGCACAGGGCCGAATCGCTGACGCCGTGTTCCGAGGATATGAGCAGCGCACGCCGGTGCGCGAGGTGGCCAAGGAAATCCGCGAGGCGACGGGCATGGGGCGCGACCGGGCTTTGCGCGTGGCGGCCGATCAGTCGAGCAAGCTATCGTCCCAGCTCGACCGTGAACGGCAGGCAGAAGCCGGGCTGACGCAGTTCAAATGGCGCCATTCTGGGAAAGTTCACCCGCGATCATGGCACAAGGCGCGCGACGGCAAGGTTTATTTCAGCCGCAGCGGCAATCCGGTCGACGGCGGCGAGGCCATCCCTGCCGATGATCGCGCAGGGATGGCGCCTTGGTGTGGCTGCCGCGAGCAGGCTTATATCGCGCTGCTGGATGAGATCGACTAGCCACGACTCCGCAGAAATGGTAGGTTGCGGGCCAGCGGTGCGGGAACACCGCCGACCCTGACCACAACGCAATGGAGTGCGGTATGGCTGACGAATTCATATACACGCCGATCACCGATTTGAAGCACCGCATGATGCGCGCAATTGGGCGGCGCCATTTGCCGAAAGTCCAGTCTATCAGCGTGACGGGGTGGCCAAACGCTATAGCAGAGACACCTGACGAGGCGATTGGGAAGCTTGTCAAGGTGCAAGATGGGCATCTTGAAGCAAAATTTAGCATCGACCGAGTTGATGGCGACCAGCTATTTTTGAGGCGCGTGATCGATGCAGATTATGATCATGAAGATGTGCGCGCATGACCCCGCTTGAACGCGCCGCGCGGGCGATATGCGCCACGTTCGGTTACGACCCCGATAAAGACGACGAGGTCGGGCTTGGCGAGGATGGAGACGTGAACTGGAATATGTTCGAAGATCACGCCCGCGCCGTCATCGCCGCGATCCGGGAGCCGACGCACACCATGCAGGCCGCAGCCTTCGCCCAGAAAGTTTCGTTTCGCTCTGGCAGCGGTATGTCAGACGTGGGCCAGGTCAGCGTCGAATATGAAGGCGAGCCGGACAAAGGTGCCGCTACACTCTGGCAAGCCATGATCGACGCCATGCTGGAGGAAGGGTGATGGCGGAACCCAGGAAAATCTACGGCATGAATCTGAGCATCGAGGATGGGTTAGGCAATTTCGTCCCGATCCGCCCAATTGACCCGCCGGCTAGGATCAGGCCGCTGGATATGAAGCTGGAATTCAAGTGCGACATTCCAGCCGAAGCTATGGATGCCTGGAACGCGCTCGCCGCCGAGCAAGCCAAGGACCACGAGGAACGCTTGCAGGCGGAAACTGATCGCTGGTGCTGGAAAGCCATCGCGCAGGGTGTCGGCAATCGGGTGTGGCGTTCCGACCCTGTGGTCGATGATGGGACGTTCGTGGCGACATATCAGTTCATGATTTTGAAGCCCGGCATGCATCCGCCCGGCGCAGGCGTCATCTTCGGACCATTCTCCAACGGATAGCACGCCCTCCCGTCCGTAGAGCCTAGCCAAGACCATGCGGCAGACAAGCCCCATGGTGCTATTCTCCGACGCCCTGACCCTTGACGCGCCCCGCCGCACCAGTGACGGCTACATGGCCGTGCGGGCAAAGGCGGCTCGGACTGGAACATACGCATACCTGGGCAGCGAAATCGATCCCGACAACAAGCACGGCCTTCGCGACGCGGGCATGGTCAACGTCCTGCGGGACGCAGCTGCCGTTTTCGATCCGCTGTCTGCGCACAGCTTCATCGGGAAGCCGATCACCGACAATCACCCTACCGTAGCGGTCAACGCCAAGAACTGGCGCGATCACGCGCGCGGGACGGTGATGGGCGCGAAGTGGGAGGAAGGCGGCTATCTCGCCTTCGACCTGATGCTGACGGATGCCGACACCATCGATGCGGTGGACGCAGGCAAGCGCGAACTGTCGAACGGCTACGCGGCGGAACTGCAATTCGGCGATTTCGATGGCCCCGGCGGCGTCAAATGCGTGGCCAAGCAGATCGCCATCAAGGGCAATCACGTCGCAATCGTGGACCGGGGCCGCGCTGGCCCGTCCTGCGCCATCACCGATGCCGCTCGCTGCGACAGCGCCCCTCGTTCCATCTTCGACAGCCTTACCACCGACGGAGCCGCAGAGGCCATTGCGTGGCTGAAGAAGGCCATCGCTCTGCATAAAAAGCATATGGACGGCACCGCTCCCACGACAGGTAGCGATGGCGAAAAAAGCCAAATGCTCATGATGACGCAAATGAAAAACGCGTTGTCCGAGCTTGAGTCCGGATCGTCCGGCAAATCCATGAAGATGGACCAGTCCACTTACGGAGCCCCTGCCATGAAGACCATGTTGATCGACGGGCTGACCGTCGACGTGTCCAACGCCGATACGGCCGAGGCCACGATCAAGACCCTGATCGCCGCGCGTGATGCGGCCGGAGCGAAGGTTGCTGGCCTCGAAACGCAGGTCGTCACCCTGACGACTGACAAGGCGACGCTGGAAAAACAGGTCAAGGAACTGACCGACGCCAAGCCGACCCCCGCTCAGTTGCGCGACGCTGCCAAGCAGTTCTCGCAGGTGGTCGAGAAGGCCAAAGCTCTCGGCATCACGGTCACGGACAGCATGGACGAGACGGCCATCATGAAGGCGGCCGTCACCAAGCATGTCGGTGACGCGGCCAAGGATTGGACCGACAAGGATATCTCCGTGTCCTTCGCCACCCTCAAGGCCGCCGACTCGTTCGACCCGCTGCGCCAGGGCATCATCGACAACGCCGCTCCCGGCGCAGTCACCAACATCGCCAACATCCGCGACGCCGCCCGCGCCGCGAGCAACCGCTAAGGAGGGCTGAACCATGGCTGTCAATCAGGACACCTACACTGACATGCTGGCGCCCGCCTATGCGGGCATGGTCGCGAACGGCGAAACCAGCAATCGTATCTCGCGCACCTGCGAAGACTCTGCCGGCATCCCGTTCGGCGTGCCGGTCTATCGCGGTGCAGGCGATCATGGCTGCACCCGCACCCCGAACGCCTTTCTGCTCGGCATCACGATCGCGCATGAAGCGCTCGGGCTGCTGACCGGCCAGACCGTCGATCGCTACCAGCAGTATGACAATGTCGCGATCCTTCCGCTGGGCGTGATCTGGGTCGTCGCTGGTGAGGCCGTCACCGATGGCGCTCCGGCCTATGACACCGGCTCCGCCATTGTCGACACCGTTGGCTCGAACACTGCGCTGACCGACTGGCAGTTCGACATCACCGGCGCCAACGCCGACCTCGTCAAGCTCTCGCGCCGTTAAGGGGGACATCATCATGCTCATCAATTTCTCTGACGCAACCGGGGGCATGTTCAAGGATGCCGCCTCCTTCCTCACGGCCGACGCCTCCCAGCAGCAGATCGCCTTCGATCGTTGGGCGGCGTATGATGCCGAAATCGCGCGCACCTTCGGTGACAAGGCGGATCAGTTCTACGTCGATGCCCAGATCGGCCGTGCGTTCCTGACCCCGCAGCTGTTCCGCATCGAGACGCAGGTCTATATGCGCCGCTATCCCAACGCGGATCTCAACGGCCTGATTCCCATCAACACCGATGGCGACATGTGGGATGTCGGCACCGTGTTCTACAGTATGGACGAGGTCGGCAAGGCCGAGTTCCTGAGCGGCAAGGGCTTCGATATGCCCTATGCTTCGACGCTGATGGACCAGAAGAGCCGCGGTTTCCACCTGGCCGGCATCGGCTATGAATGGTCGACCCAGGAACTGCAGCGCGCCGCCAAGCTGGGCCGCTCGCTCCCGACTGACAAGGCCGGCGCAGCGCGCAAGGCTGCGCAGTTCTTCAAGCGCTCGGTCGCCATGACCGGTCGCACCCCCGGCGCCGCCACCTCCGAAAAGGGCTGGACCGGCTTCACCAATGATCCGAACGTGCCCGCATCGAACGTGACGGCGGACGGCACCGGTTCGACCACGACCTGGGCCACCAAGTCGCCGGACCAGATCAGCCGCGACATCTGGGCTGCCGTCAATCTGGTCGAGACGCAGACCAAGGAAACGCACACCGCGACCGTCGTGGCCCTGCCGACCCAGAAGCTGCGCTACATCGAGCAGACCCGCATGACCGATGGTTCGGGCACCATTCTCGACTTCATCCGTGGCAATCGCGACGGCGGCGACAACATCACCTTCAAGCCGATCCGCGAACTGGCCGGCGCCGGCGCCTCGGGCACCGATCGCATGGTCGCGTTCGATAGCTCCGAGGAAGTCGTGCAGTTCCACCTGCCCGGCGACCATGAGTTCCTGCCGGCGTTCCAGAAGTCGTCCATGACCTATGAGGTCGGCGGCATCATGAATATCGGTGGCACCGAAGTCCGCCTGCCCAAGGCAATGACCTACAAGGATGGTATCTGACCATGGCGAAGATCACCAACTATGCGCGCGGTTCGCGCGGCATCACCCTCAAGGATGGTTCGATCGTCTGGCTCGATCCGGGGCAGTCGGCGGACATCAAGAAGGACGATATCGCTGGCCCGCTGCCTGATCTGGGCCGCGAACCGGAAGAGCCGGTCAGCAACGACGATGAGGTGAGCGCCCTCACCGCACAGGTCGCCGACCTCACCAAGCAGGTCGAGGCCCTGACGACCGAGCGCGACGGCCTGGCGAAGGACAAGGAAGACCTCACCAAGCAGGTCGAGGCCCTGACGAAGCCGGCCGACACGAAGAAGTAACCGCATCCTCCGGGGGCAAACGGGGCCGCTGCTCACGCCGGGCGGCGGCCCTTTTCGTAAGGACTGACCCATGGCCTACACCCCGCCCGACAAGGCGACGTTCATTGCGATCTTCCCGGCCTTCGCCGCCGTGACGGACGAGGCCTATACCTTCTGGTCTGCGCAGGCGGTGTTGATCACCGAGCCTCTGGAATCCTGCCTTGGCGCGCGTATGGACCTCGCGACCATGCGGGCAACGGCGCACTACCTGACGCAAGCCGGTATTGGGACCGGGACCGAAAGCCAGCTGGCTGCGGAAGGCGCGAGCGGGTTCAAGCGGATCAAGTCTGGCACGCTCGATCTGGAGCGCTTCGATAGCAGCAACGCCGAGGACATGGGAGATTGGGGCACGACCAGTTACGGCCAGCAGCTTTACCCCATGCTCAAGGACTGCCTTGCCGGCCCGCGCGTAACCGGAACCGGCGCTCTCATCGGCGGCTGCGGCTTCAACGGGTTCGCCGGGCCGCTTCCCTATGGGAGGTGCTGATGGGCTTGTTGGATGGCGGCATCGCGAGGATCTTCAACGCAGCGCTCTCGGGCGTCTATCTCGATGGCGCCCTTCATCGCGACGGCACCGACCCGATCTATGACAATGAGGGCAACATTACAGGCTATGCTGGTGGCGCTGACATTCCGATCAAGGTCCAGCGCGACGCCTGCACATATGCCATGCGCCAATCCGAAGGCTATTCGGAGGGCGACGTTATGCTGCTCATCCTGGCCGCCCCGCTCAATGGGGTGAAGGTGACGACCGATATGCAGGCGACCGATGGGGCCGGCGATCGGTGGATGATCCGGTCGGCCGATCTGGACGCTGCCAGCTCGCATTGGATTTGTCGGGGGCGGGCGGCATGATTAGTTCATGGGCCTCCCATGCCGTTCGAGCGTGTCGGCTACGGCTAGCAGATATGTGCCTAGCGCTCGGCAATCGGCTCCATCCAGGAGAAACTGGGTATACAGCGGCCCCTTTGTTCCGTCGAAATCGTCGGGATGGGTGCTTTGGAACCGTAGCAACGCGCTATTATCGATCAACGCCGCTTGAAAAAGCTCAAGCATGGCTGAGGCTGTTTGCTCAGCGGGCCACCAATCATCCGAAGATCCTGCCATTTCCTATCGCCCCTCTGTTAGACGGCAAAGCCGAACGCATTGATTTCGCCATCGCTGATATCCCCGCCGAGGATATTGCCTCTGCGATTCGAGATGTTCCATCCTGCGAGCTGGGATCTGTAGTGTCGAATACAGGAAGCGTAGCATGATCATGCGGACCCAACTTCACTCTTCAGCCTGTCAGCCAACTGCACGAGTTGTTCGGCCAGATCACGACAATGCTGTTCTTTCAGGAGGAGAGCGCTTTCCAGAGGCTTCACGCCCGTCGAGCCATCGTCTCCTTCCGCGTCTACGCCAAATAGAATGTAGCCCATCCCCATCGCTGTGTTCAGTTGCCAGCCACGGACCAGCATTGCTTTCAATTGAGGCATTCCGATCGCTCCCGAATCGTGATGTCCCATCCTGCGAGGGCTACGGCACGGAGTCGAATCCTGGGCCAACTCGGATGATAGAGGTTTCCAAGGGCGAACGGATCAATCTGACGGGGCGTGGCAGTGGTTAAGATCACCGGCCAGAAGGCCCATAAGGCCCGCCTGAAACGCATCCGCTCGGCAGAGATGGTGCGTGAAGTGGGTAAGGCTGTGTTGGTGGCGGCCGATCTGATTCGCCGCGATGCTCAAATCAGCATAACGGCCGGCTCAGTCAGCGGGAAAAACCATACTCCGTCCAAACCTGGAGAGCCGCCGAATAACGATACTGGCAACCTCGCTGACGATGCCAACATCCGATCCGAGCGCACCGGTCTTACTGAGGCGGAGGTTAGCAGCAACGCCACCTATAGCGCGGCTCTTGAATTCGGCACCTCCAAGATGGCCGCGCGCCCATTCATGCAACCTGCGGCCGAAAAGAACCGCAAGAAGGCCACGGCGCTGGTGCAGGATGCGGTAAAGCGCGTGGCGCGCGGAGGTTCTCTATGAGGGTAAAATTCAACGCTGATTACGATCACAAATGGCCATCGCGTGCCATGACCCATTTTCCCGCTGGCTACGAGGGGACGGTGAAACGCGAGGTCGGAGAGCGCGCCATTGCCAAAGGCAGGGCGACAGAGGTGAAGCGTCGTGGTAAGGCTGTTGCCGATGCAGCAGCCCCCGCAAATGCCGACCTGGGAACAGGTCGAGGAATGGCTAAACCTGACGATGCTCACCATGTGGGGAGAATCGTTCGGGATCAGATCATGGATGGGGCCGATAAATGACAACGACGCTGGACCCATCCCTGTCGGTCAGGGGAAAGATCATAGCGAGCCTCAAGGCTGACGCGCAACTGACCGCGATCGTGCCGGCGACGCGGATCTATCCTGGCAAGCCCCCCGCCTCGCCCGTCTTCCCCTTCATTCGCGTGCCGATGCTGATCGGCACGGTGGCCGAGCTGGACGGCGGCAGCGGATCGGAGCAGTCCGGCGTGATCCATTGCTTCACCAAACTGGTCAATCCCACTGTGCCGGACCCCGAAGCGCAGGCTGCGACCATCAATCGCCATATCGTGCGCATCGTCGGCGGCATCGATGATGTCGATCTTGGCGACGGGGAATCGCTGGGCGTTCATGCGGTCCAGACGCAGGTGATTGAGGACGGCGCCGAGGCTGATGCATACCATGGCATGGTCACAGTGCGCGCCACCGCAACCTAGCGTCCGTAGATCGCCAGCCCCCTCCCCCATAGCCTGCCCGCAAATCCTCGCTGGAGTTGCGGAATGGCCTATACCGACAAGCTGAAATCGACGCGCGTCTATATCGCGATGGGCGATGGCGCGACCCCGACCGAAGTCTTCGCGCCGATGTGCGGCATCAATACCAAGGGCTTCCAGCAGACCCGCGCGACCAATGACACCGTCGACTGGGACTGTGCCGATCCCGATGCTTCGCCGATCACGGTTCGCGATATCGGCGCGAAAGACTGGACCATCACCGGCTCGGGCCTGCTGCACCGTTCGCTTCTGGCCGATCTCCAGGCCGCGTTTGACAGCGGCAATCCGACCAATTTTCGCTTCGTGTTTGATGAACCAACCGGCAGCGAAGTGATCGACGGCTTTTATGCAGGCCCCGGCATCGTTACCGACTTTAACATCACCGGCAACAACGGCGAATATGTGAACATCAGCATCACGATCAGCGGCGCAGGCCCGGTCGCGTTCGTCACTAACCCCTGACGCTCTCCATCTGCCAGCGAACCTTGAGGGGCGGTCGAAAGGCCGCCCTTTATTTGCGACTAAAGACCGGCGTCTTTCATTTTGGCGAGCATTGCGCGCATCTCGTTCACCGTCGCGCGGATGTCTTTCATCTCCAGCTCATGCGCGCCGAGCTTCGTTTCGATCGCCTCTACGATCGGCTCATCAATAGGCGAGGCATCGAAGGACTTTTCCAAACGAGCCACAATCTCAGCGTTCAGAGAACGGTCGGATTTGAACGCCGCCTCTAGCAGTCGCTGCCTCAGATCATCGCTCATGCGGATCTGGACCTTGGATTGGTCTCTTACTCGCGAATCTTCACTCATTGCCCCGGTATACGGACGCCCACGGAAAATAGAAGTGGGCACAAATAGGCACTTGACGTGCACTTATTAATGGGCACATATGGGCACACCGAGACACGCGGTGGAAAGGAGGAAAAAATGACGAAGCATTCTCCCAGTCAAGCAATGACCAAAGTGCAAATCCGCCTGCCGGATGGGTTGCGAGATGATTTGAAGGCGCTTGCAATCGCACGGCACCGATCGATCGCAAATCTGGCGACCATGGTTCTGACAGAATACGTGAAGTCGGAGAAAACGGCGTCGAACCCCACAGCCTGAGAAACCTGGGGCCGACGCCTTTCATAGGAGCAAACCTTATGAATGACATGACGATAGGAGGTTTTGGCGGGAATAGCCAGCCTCAGACGATGAGCAGCCGCGAGATCGCGGAACTGACCGGCAAGCGGCATGACCACGTCATGCGTGACACCCGCAAAATGCTGGTGGAATTGCATGGCGAAGAAGCTCTCCCCAAATTTGGGGGCAGCTACACCGGGCAGGACAACACTGCCCGCCCCTGCTTCAATCTGCCCAAGCGGGAAAGCCTGATCCTCGTGTCTGGCTACGATGTCCACATGCGAGCCGCGATCATCGACCGCTGGCAGCTTCTGGAAGATCGCCGTTCGCCCGAGGCAATGCTGAACGACAAGTCGGTTCTGCGTGCCCTGCTGCTCGAAAACGTCGAAAAGGTCATCGCGCTTGAAACGCGCGTCGCCAGCGATGCGCCCAAAGTCGCCTTCGCCGATCAGGTTTCGGCCGCGCCCGACGCGATCAGTATCAGCCAGGCGGCCAAGACGCTCGGCACCGGGAGGACGCGTCTCGCTGCCTTCCTTCGCCAGAAGGGCTGGCTGACGCGGACGAACGAGCCTTATCAGGACAAGATCAATTCCGGCCTGCTCGATGTCAAAATCGGCAGTTGGGAGCATCCTGAAAAGGGCTTGCAGCGGAGCGTCACGGCGCTGGTGACCGGCAAAGGCTTGGCCAAGCTGCATCAGCTTTTCACCGCCCACTAAAAACAGAACGGCGCCGGGATTGCCCTCCCAGCGCCGCTCCTAACCCCTGAACGATCTGAATAGGAGATCGACCATGGCTCATGCCCATATATCCGTTCATCCAGCTTTCGCCAACCCGTTCAATCCGTCCGCATGGCTTTCCACCTGGGAGGCTGCTGGCGGCAGAGCGTCGATCGAGGATGGCGCTGTCACACTGCGTCATGCCCCAGCCCAGCCTTGGGCGCAGTCGGTCGAACAGAAAGGTCTCCGCTCCTATCTGCTGCTTAGCCAGAGCGAGCAGGCGTTGGCCGAATATATGATGGGGAGGGCATGATGACCGACCGTCGCGCATTCCTCACCGCCGCGTTGGTGGCGCCCGTCGCTATCGCGGCACCAGCCCTCGCCCAGACCTTCTCTTGCGGCCTCGATCCGGTCGAGCGCTATTATGCGGCCACCGATGCGGTCAACGCCAATCGCATGGAGGAGGACGACTATATCCAAGTCATCCACGAACTGGACGATTGGGAGCCGCCGACGCAGCGCGATTTCATTCGGAAGTTCATCGCTCAATATGAAGAAGGGGGCATTCCTACCGACGCCGACCGCAGGATCATGATCGAGCAGGGACGGAAGCTGATCGCCTAATGGGGCGGCCTTCGGGCCGCCCTATTTCGGTGAAGGCGCGGTTGCCTCTACCAAGTGCTCAATACCCCCATGGTTCATCCAAATCACAAACAGGATCAAGATCACGAGGAAGCCGAACAACTTACCTCCAATTGCTTTGCGAGCCTCAAACTGACCGCTTAGCATTTCACCCTTGGTGAAGTCGGCGCTGCACTGCGGGCATCTGCTCGCGCGAGTGTCGATTCTCGTTCTGCATCGCGGGCACGTTTTCAAGCCACCTCTCCCGTTCGTAGCACCGCGCCATGCCTCGCACATAGCGTTCCCCCATGCAAACCGAGATCGCCCTGCCCTTCGCTGACGGGACTTATCTGTTCCGGTTGCCCATCAAGCGCATCATCGAAATCGAGGAAAAGGCCGGGCCGATCGACCTTGTGAAGCATCGGCTGATGCACGGTGGCTGGTCGATCCATGATGTCATTGAGACGCTGCGCCAGGGCCTAATCGGTGGCGCCAAAGGCGAAGTGAATGGCAAGGCGATCGATGTAACCGCCCTTCGCGCGAACAGCCTCATCGAGAACTATGTCGACGGCCACGCCCTGGCCGAACATCACCTGACCGCAAAGGCCATCATCGCTGCGCTCTATGTCGGATACGCGCCCGCGCAACAGGCTAAAAAAAAAGCCCCGGTGAAGCGACCGAGCCGTCGAAAATCGACTGGGGCCTCGTCCTCCACAACTGCCGAACCCTCGGGCTTAGCCTGAGCGATGCGGAGGCCATCACCATGCCGGAATATGCCGCGCTGATCCATCATCATGAACTGGCCAATGAGGACGGCGAGGAAGCGCCACCGTCCGCCGATGACGTGAGCAGCATGTTCCTGCGCATGGAGCGCGCCGGCATTGGGAAGATCCACTGATGGCCGTCACCGCCGATCGCGTCGTTGTCGAGCTTGAGGCCCGGCTTGATCGCTACGAGGCAGACTTGGCTCGCGCTGAGGCAAAGTTCGATCAGGCCATGGATGGGATATCAAGCAGCTCGAGTGCTGCTGAGGCCGTTGTTACTAGAGCGTTCGCCTACATGAAGGCAGCTGTGGCCGGTTTCACGTTAGTTGGCCTGACGCAAGAATTTCTCTCGCTGGCTGACGAAGCGAAGAAGCTCGACGCAACGCTTAAGCTTGCCACGCAGGGCTTTGGATCGTTCGGCCAGGCACAGAAGGACGTGAACCGGATCGCCAATGACACGCGGTCGGGTTTGTCCGAAACCGCGTCGCTCTATGCAAACTTCGTGCGCGGGGCGAAGGAACTCGGCGGCACGCAGGCCGAGGCGGCGCGCGCAACCGAGACGTTCTCCAAGACGCTCAAGATCAGCGGTGCAGATGCCAATCAGGCTGCATCCGCCACCCTGCAGTTCGGCCAGGCACTTGCCGCCGGGGCGCTGCGCGGTGACGAACTGAACAGCATCCTTGAGGCATCCCCCCGTCTCGCCCGTCTGCTAGCCGAAAGCATGGGGCAGCCGATCGGCCAGATCAAGCAGTTGGGTGAAGAGGGCAAGCTGACCTCGGACAAGCTGCTGCGTGCGCTGACGGACCAGAAGTTCACCGCCGGGATAGATGCTGAGTTCAAGCAACTCCCACTGACCTTCGATGATGCGATGACGCGGGTCTACAACGCCGCGCTGACGACGTTCTCAGGGTTTGACCGTGGCGGCGAGTTCTCCACGATGCTGGCCAACTTCTTTGTGGATGGTGCAGACGGCTTTGCTGATCTGGAGAAGCGAGCCGAGGATTTCGGCATATCTGTTCGCGGCACCCTTGAGGGGCTTGGTGATGCCTTCGATCCGCTGATCGAGGCGGGCGCTGAAGCTTTCCGCTTGCTCGGTATCGACCTGAGCAATTTCAGCATGAATGGCCGCAAGGAGATAAGCGAAATCCTTGGGGCCTTTGATGATCTGCTCAATATAGGTCCGTCGATTGCGAACCGGTTCGGCGCTAATGGCAAGTTCGATAGCCGTTTGCAGGAAACCTTCAATAAGAGGTCGGCGGAATCTGACGTGCAGCGCCGTATGGCGCTCATCATGGCGGCTGACCCGCTCGTTGATGCTCCTCCCCGACCAGCCAAAGGCCCGTCCGCTACGTCAGGCGAATCCGACGCCGACAAAAAGAAGCGGCAGGCCGCCGAGCGCAAAGCCGCCCGCGAGGCGGAGAAGGCTGCGCGCGAAGCCTACCAGAACGCGCAGGAAGACCGCCAGACACAGATCGATATCCTGCGCGCCAAGTCTGCGCTCACGGATGATATCGAAGAGCGGGCGCAGTTTGAGCGCGAAATGCTGGATATTGAGCGCCAGCAACGCCTTGCTGAAATCGCTCAGAACAAGACGCTTTCCGACCAGCAGCGCCAGGCACGGATCGACGTTATCAACCGCCTCTACGGCTCAGCCGGCCAGGGCGACGAGATTATTGTCGACGGCGGCGGCCTGCTCCCGCGCGCTGTCATGCGCGACCTGCAGAAGCGCCTTGAGGACGCCGCCAACATGCAGGCGGAGGCGCAATATGACATCGCGCACGACGCCCTGGCATGGCAGGAGCGCATGGCCGGCACCCGCGAGGAGCGCCAGAAGGTCCAGCTTGAACTACTCAACCTTGAGTATGAAGAGCGGCGCCGCCAGCTCGAATATCAGCAGAAGAACGCAACGTCTCAGGCCGAACGCGATGCCTTCCAGACGCGTATTGACGCGCTTGGCGGCCAGATGGCCAATGACCGCGCGTCGATCGAGCGGGACAATGAAGGCCCTCTTGCCCGCTATCGTCGCCGCATGGACGAAACCAGCACGCAGGATCAGGTCGAGGAACTGATCACGCAGGAGCTGGACTATGTGCGTGACGGCATCCGGGACAGCATCACCAAGCGTCTCGGGGTGAAAGACCCGTTCCTGACTGGCATCATCGACATGTTCATCCAGCAGAACGTCATCAAGCCGCTGGCGAATGCCCTCAATCAGCAGGGCGGGATCGGCGGGTTGCTCGGCTCCCTCGGGAAGATCATTTCTGGTGGCAGCACGCCAGGCGGCGGCGAAACCGGCACCGGCGTTGGCTTCGCCTCGGGCGGCTCTGGCGTCCTCGGCGGTCGCGGCGGCACTGACCGCAACACCCTGTCGCTGAACGGTCGGCCGATTGCGAACGTCACGCGGGGTGAGACGCTGAGCGTAGGAAGCAAAGCGCTGCGTGGGGGCACGTCTCCCTCCACCACCGTCATCAATTACATCGGCCCCGGCGCGGAAGAGTTCTGGGGTTCGGTTGACGCCCGTTCGGCGCGGGTTGCCTCACCCATCGCAAGGGATGCGTCTGCCCGTTCCGGCGCCGCCTCCTACGCGCAGGGCCAGCAATCCACCCCAGGCACGATGTTCAAATATCAGCAGCTCAAGGGCTGAGCGCATGAACGAGTCCTTCGGCATCCGCATCGCCTCCGATCCCCCGGCCCGGCTCTGGGGTGGCTTCGGCGACCTCGAAATTCCCGCCGACATCGTGGAGGACGCGCCGGCCATCTATCTCGGCGGCGGCGAACTGCTCAACGCGCCCGACTTCGAGATACCGATCAACGGCCAGGCCGAGCGCATCGATATCCGCCTGTCCGGTGTCAGCGCCGAGGTTCTCGCCATCGCGATCGGCGAAGCGGCATCCGTAAAGGGCGCCAAGGTCCATTTCGTCCGCTTCTATTTCGATGAGGACTGGCAGCTTGAAGAGGTCGAATATGACAATGTGTTCCGCGCCGACAAGCTGACCTTCAGCAGCGAGGAAACCGACGAAGGCCGGTCCCGCGTCCTTACCCTCTCGATCGCCACCGAGGACACGGATCGCAACCGGTCCCCGCAGGCATATTGGACCGATGCGGATCAGCGTCGCAAGTCGCCCACCGACGCGATCTTCAGCCATGTGGCCCAGATTTACCAGGGCGTGCTGCGCCGGTTCGGGCCGCGCTGATGGAGCTTGGCGAATATCTCCGGGTCAAGCGGCCGGCATGGGACTGGCAGACGCACGACTGCTCCCGATGGCTCGACCGATGGCTGGTGCTTCGTGGCCACGCCAGCGCCATGGAGGCGACCGGCATCGTCTATGACAGCGAGCGCAGCGCCATTCGCACCATCGTGCTTGGGCGCGGGCTTCTGCCGCTCTGGCAACGAGGCATGGAGGCGATCGGCCTGCCTGTGGTCGATGAGCCGCAGGTGGGCGACGCGGCAATCCTCAACGCGCCGACCGACGACGGCCACAACCGGACGACCGGAATCTGGACCGGTCAGCGCTGGGCCAGCGTCCATCGCCATGGCCTCATCTGCGCGCCGGGCGATCCTTTGATGATCTGGAGGGTCTGATGGGCGGTGTCGTTAGGGCGATCGTATCGCCGCTCAGCATTATCGACAGGGATCTGGGCCGGCTATCGCTCCAGATCGTGGCCATCGGCGCCGCTTTCATCCCCGGTGGACAGCCCATCGCTGCCGCAGCCGCGCTGGCGCTGGCGGTCCTCTACAAACCGAAGGGGCCAAAGCCCGAGCAGCAGGAACGGTCGATCAAGACGCCCATGCCGGCGCGCGTGTCAGCTTATGGGCGGGTCCGCCTCTTCGGCGCCTATATCCTCTACGTCACGAACGACGACGGCTATGCGGTCGATGTCTGGGCTTTCCATGACGGCCAGCTCGACTTCATCGAGCGCATCTATCTCGGTGACAAGCAGGTCAAGCTGAACGGCGGTGGCTTCGTCATTGCCCAGAACGACGGCGAGTTCGGCGACGGCGACACCATCCAGATCGGGACGCGGCTCGGGCTGACCACCGAAACCGCGTTCGCCGAGGTTATCGCCCGCCTGGCCGGCATCTGGACGCCAAACCATCGTGGCGACGGCGTGGCGACCGGCTGCATGATCTCCAAGCCGGTGAAAGCCAAGAACTACAACGATGTCTATCCGACCGGCGGGCCAGATGCGAATGCCATGTCGATCGTTGCGCGTGCCCAGTTGGTCTTCGACTGGCGCGACCCAACACAGGACATCAATGATCCAACGACTTGGAAATGGTCGGACAACAACGCCCTCTGCATCGCTCACTATTACCTCGTCCGCAACAACAAGGATTGGGACACCCATTTCGCGCCGACCCTCGCCTACTGGACCGCCTTCGCCGATGACTGCGATGCCCCGATGGAGGTCTATCACGGCGCTGGCGTCTTCGTGGACGATGTGGATTCCGGCGACACCAGCATTGAGCTGACCAGCGTTGAGGGCCTGACGCCCGGCAAGACCGTCACGCTCGCGGCCTATGGCATCGACAAGGTGGTGGATAGCGTCAGCGGCAATATCGTCACACTGACCTCTTCGCTTGGCGACGATTACAAGGCCGGCACGGTGCTGCGCTGGATCGGCGGCGGGACTGAGCCACGCTATTGCGTCGCTCTGGCCCACAAGCACACCGATGCGCACAAGGTGACGCTCGGCAACCTGCTTGCGGGCTGCGACGGCATGGTGACGACGCGCGCGGATGGCGCTTTGGTCCCATGGTCCGGTCGCTATGTCGAACCTGATCCTGATGACCTGATCGGCCCCGGCGAGATCGTCACGTGGTCGATGGACGACGGGATCGTTGACGAGGACCAGGCCAATGTCGTCGCGCTGACCTATCTGTCCTCCGACCATGATTTCACCAGCGTCCCGACGAGTGACTGGCGCGACGAGGGCAGCATCGCCGAGGTGGGCGAGAAGCCGACCACGCTGGACAACGCAGTGCCCAGCCATGCGCAGGCAGCCCGTTTGGCAAAGCGCCTGCTCGACAAGACCATGGCGCCATATCGCGGCACGATCGCGACCAACCCCAAGGGGCGCAAGATCAGGGGTAAGCGCTTCATCCCTCTCCATATCGAAGAGGCCGGGACCGTCTTCTATTCCGGCCCGGCGGAAATCGTGCGCATCAAGCGGACGCAGACCGGCGTCCAGTTCGATTGGGTGCGCGCCAACCCGAATGTCGACGCCTGGAACGCCGCAACCGAGGAAGGCGAACCAGCCCCTGTCGGCGCGCGGCCGGCGGTTGTGCCCCTGCCTACTCCGACGATCACGGATGCCGAAGCTGAGCTGGGTGAAGGCGGCGCCAATGCGAGGGTGCGGATCACCGTCGACGGCTTCGACCGCGATGACGTGACTTGGTATGCGCGCTGGCGGATCACCACCGACACAACATGGGTCCCACAAGAATATACCGACATCGATCCCGGCCCGGCGGCGGTACTGCTGACCAATCTCGTCCCCACTGATGTCAGCATTGATGTCGCCGTGTCCTATGGCGTTGGCGATGGCCGGCGCTCGGAATGGTCGGCCATTGAATCGGTCAGCACCTCAACCGCAGCCCTCGCACCATCGCCGCCGGCGTCTGTTTCCGGCACTGGCGGAACCGGCCAAGCGACGATCCAATGGACAAACTCCAGCTCGGCGAACCTGTCCTATAGTCGGGTCTATCGCAACAGCACGAACACCATCGTCGGCGCGGCTCTTGCGAGCGGGGATCTACCGTCAGCGCCTGGCGCCACACAAAGCTATGTCGATACGATCGCTGCCGGGACATATTATTATTTCGTTCGCGCGTTTAGCGCATCGGGCGCACAATCTGGGGCAGTCGGGACAAGCGCGGTGACGGTCGCTTAACTGTCCCGTCCGTAGCTTGGCACCCTGGCTATGGCCACGCTTGCGCGCATGCTCGCGACCTTCCCGACGTGCCAGTTCAGCTTCGCCTCGCGCGAGATGATGGTCCGCGCCAACGTCATTTCGGGCGGGATAGCGATCAACGGCGACGAAAGCGTGATTGCCACGGATGGAGGCGGCCGGTGGGTCGCTGATTATCAGAACGCGCCGCTCAACCGTCGTGAGAAGGTTTTGTCATGGCGCGCGCTTCGGGCGCTTCTCAACGGCGGAACGCGCGCGATCATATTCCCGATCTGCGACGCCCGCCACCAGCCCGTAGCGTCTCGCCAGCATGTCCCTCACAGCGATGGTTCGCCGTTCAGCGATAGCAGCCTCTACAGCGGTGGGGATTGCGAGGTCAGGGCCGCCGCGAACGCACCTCTGCGCGCCACGTCGATGACCATGGATATCGTGACGCTCGGCAAGCCCCTCATCGCCGGAGAGCGGTTCAGCATCAACCATCCGACCTGGCGCGACCGCCTCTATGAGATCGCGACAATCGATGGCGACGACATCACCTTCCGCCCACCGCTGCGCGAAGCCGTCACGGCTGGGACAGAACTCAACTTCTCCGACCCTCGCTGCGTGATGCGGCTGTCCGGTGACATGTCGGCGCCGCTCAGCGGCCCGCGCTTCGCCACCGGCTCCCTCATGCTGGTGGAAGACATGACCGGGAGCTATGAATGAGCCAGGCCATTGATGACCTGAAAGTTGCCTGGCGCGATTTCGTCACCGCCGGGATTCCAGCGTCGGGCGAGAACGAGCCTGACAAGGGGCAAATCCGCGCCGGCCTGGACAAGCTGGACACGCTTCTCGCGACGATCGGCTCTGGCCTGCTGCGCTATGGCGACGTCCCCGCGATGGACGCCGACACGTCGCAGGACGATGGTGCGCTGGCCTATGTCTACCTGAACAACGGCAGTGCCGCGGACCCCGCGAACGGCTTCTATGAGTGGACCGGCAGCGCGTGGATCGCCGCCCCGTGGTATCTCTCGGGCACTGGCATCGAAGATATTCTCACGCTGGCCGCCCTCTCCACCGGCAACCTCCTCCCCGACGTAAAGGGCCTGAACGTCGACAGCCCGACGCCGATCGCGGGTGTGACGGTGACGACGGACAGCGACGATGCGAAGATCGGCTTCACGATCGCATCGGGCCAGACGGGCGCAGGGGCAGTGCTTATCGCCTATCCTCTGCACGACACCCGCACGATTGCCAGCCTCGCAGGCAAGACGATCCGCATCCTCGCGACCTATGCGGCGTCGGCCAACTTCCTCGCCACTAAGGGCCTCGCTGCCGAGTTTGTCGATATCGGCCACTTCGCCGGCACCGCGGGCGGCAGCCTCGTCTACGAGGGCCAGGTCGGCAACCTGCTCACCCGACTGGTCGAATACACGGTCTTGGGCACCGAGGATCACCTCGGGATCATCGCCCTTGTCCCGCCAGCGGCTCCGGCAGGCGCGGCAAGCCTGACGCTCAATTCGGTGTCCTATAGCGTGGTGGGCGACAATGCCGCGACGCTTGACCTCGCGATGGCGCAGAAGTCGGCAGAACGCTTCGGCCTCTCGCTGGCTGGAGAATTTCAGAACGGCGTCGGGCAGAAAGGCCTCGGCCCGGTCGATAGCACGGTCGTGGTCCTGCGCGATGCGACCAAGGGCTATGCCAACGGCCTGCGCATCCTCGCGGGCAACACTGGCGCCGGCAACAGCATGTCGGTCTTTACGCTGGTGGCGCCTGAGGACTTCGTTCTGGTGCGCGGCGCACGGGTCCGCCTGACCGTCGTTCTCAAGACCAGCACCGTCTTTGACCGCAAGCTGGACATTCTGGCGTCGGGTCATGTCCGCGCAACCGGTGGTGGGCCTCTCAACGAATATCGCGCCCTGACCCAGCACATCCGACCGGGCCGTCTCGTCGCGGTGATCGAAGGCATTTTCGACCCCGGCACCGAGCAGATCACGATCACCGTCAACAACATCAGCACGGCCAATGCTGCGGCGGATCAGGACTGGCAGTTCGATGATGTCCGGTTGGAGATCATTTCCACGGCTGAAGGATCGCTGACCGGGGCGCAGGCGACGATGGCGCTGCAGCGCAATTTCTGGGCGCGGCGGCAGGAACGTCCGGTTGGCCAGCAGGTCAGCGTCGCGCTGAGCGGTGGCGACTTCACGAACCTCTACAGCGCCTTTGCCAATGTGGTTGCCTATCAGGATGTCCTGCTGTCCGGCACGATCACGGCGACGACTTCGACCATTTCAACCCGGCCGTTCTTCCCGCCGTTCGAGAACGCCATTGTTATCGGCGTGGGAGCGACAAGGCCGCGCATTCTGCTGCAACAGCCGGTTGGCACTTCGCTGCCCGATGTGGAAGGCAATAGCGCGTCCGACTTCCATTTCAGCGGCTATTTCACCAATGGCAATGTCGGCGGCTTTGGTATGCGATATGCCATCCACACCGACGACGGATCGAACGGCTATAAAAATCAAAAAATGGTCTGGGAAGACTATGTTTTCCAGCATGACGGGAACGATCACATAGCCAGCGCATGGCGCAATACCGCCGCCCTTGGTTATGGTCTTTCCGATGGGAGCCATAAAATCTTTAATGGCGTTAATTTCATCGCTTGGAATTACGATGCTGCCATCGGTCACGGTGACCCTCTCGCCAAAAAACCCGGCCGTATCGAATTCATTAATGCCGCTTTCTGCGCGCGACCGAAGTTCACTGATCCCGGTGCAAGTGTCGGTGGCCTTCGTCATATGGTTACGTCTGCGCTTGTTCGGGACCGCCTCGATATTACCGGCGCAAACCTGAACGGTGCGCTCATTGTCGGTAGTTCCCCATGGAACGAAACCGATCCGCTTAAAATTCCCGCGTTCAAGATCAACCTTAGCGTTGTTGGCCACGCAAATGCCCCGTTCTCGTTTGTTTTGGATGATGACGGCTCAAGAGCCTTGCGTATCACCAGCGCCACGAAAGGCCCCGGCTCGTCTGTTGTCGTGAATAATACAGCAGCGGCCGTTAATAAATTGCTTGGTCCGGTTGACAAACGAGCAACCCGCGCGGGTGCAACAAACGTTGCCGCATCGGTTACGGGTTACTATGATATTGCTACTCGTAATGTTGGCCCGAATAACGACCAAGCTGTAACGCAGATAAGCGCACGGCTTACTGTTACTGATCCTTTCACCGTCACAATTGACGGCGGATCGCCTGTAACGTTTACGTTTGATGCGGGTATGAACAGCGCCCAATGGCTGACGGCCGCGCAGACCGCGCTTGGCTCCACTGCCACGATTGAACTTGTTAACTTGAATAACAATTATCGGCCGGAATTTCCGACCGAAGAAGAACGGGTTTGTAACCTGTCGTCCGTTATTATCCCACAAAAAGCAGCGGTTCGTTGGGCGGATGCCGGGCGCCCCTACGTTCAGGTGATGACCCCGGCGGATGATGCGTCAACCTTCGCAGGCTTCTGCTATGCTGACGAAATCCTGCCTAACGGTTGGGGCCGGGTAAAGTCTTCCGGGCAGATTAATCTGTCAATGGATGCTATCCGTTCGGATAGTGGCACGATTTATTCGGGTGATACTTTTGTTGTCTCGACAACTGACGGTAAGATTGCAGTCGGTAACGGTGCGGTCATTGCGGTTGCCGTGAATAGCCGTGATATCCGGTTTGAGGCCGGAACGGTTGAAGCGTTTCGCCTGGACAACTTGACGGCCGATCAGGTTGCGGATGGCGAAACCAAGGTCAGCATGACGGCAGAGGAGCGTGTAAGACTGCAAGAACTGAGCGTTATTTTTCGCAGCATTGACGGTGTTGATGGGATCGTATTCACGGACTCGGCCAGCAATGAGGTTGGCTTCATTCCATTCGACGCCACTCGCTCAACACAATTTCCGTTTCTCACCGCAGCCGCTGATCGAGCAACTGTCGGTCCTTTTACGGCCTTCGCTTCTGCCGGTGGCGCGGGCCTGTCCATTGTTGATGCGCACAGGATGGAGGTAGCATTCATCCCGTTCGATGATCTTGAACTTCGCCTGCCGTATACCAGCATTAAAAAGGACGCATTCACGGTGGGTCCGTTGACGGTTAGCCTGATTGAAGGCATCGACGGCATCGTTTTCACCGACAAGCATCGTTTTGGTATCCTCCCACCGGGGGCGAGCAACGAAGGCGACTCCCTCGACAAGGCCGCCGTTCTCAAGCAATCGCGGCCTGCAAATTCGGTAGTCACCCAAGGCCACTCAAAGACGCAGCAGAATAGCTGGAGCAGCCCGACAAACCCGAGCAACCCGAACGGGGGCACCGCCCGGAAAGCCGACCTCGGATGGCTGGCGTGGGCGGACTATTATCTGCGCGGTTCGATCAACTGGATTTGGAACGCCGGTGTAGGCGGCGAGAACGATGCTCAAATCATCGCACGCATGGCTAACGATGTCGTCGCGAAAGACCCGGCATGGTGTTTCATGATGGGTGGCACCTGCAACTCCATCAATGTTGGCCGCACCGCAGCCGAGATCATCGCTACCCAGATCGGCACGGAAACGCAGGACAGTTCCAATTCAATTCTTGGCATTCTGCAGGATGCCGGTATCCGAACGCTGTGGCTGACCGATCCGACATGGCATGATGGCCATGCGGACCTCACACCGGCGAATATTGCTACGCTGAACCGCGTCAACCGGGCCATGCTGCGCGCCCCCGGCTACAAAAGCGGGCTGATGGCCGTAGATGCTGCCGGTCTGTTTGTGGACCCGCTATCGGCCACGGGATCAGCAAAGCAATATTGGCTTCAAGACGATGACAATATCCACCCCTCTCCCTTTGGTGCGCGACATGCCGGATATTTAATGGCGCAGCGCCTGCTTGCGGCGGGCTTCCCGCTCATGGATATTCTGGTTGCATCGGCGGCCGACACCTACGACAATTCGGCCGCAAGCCGTCAGCTTCTCGACAATCCGTTGATGATTGCCACAGGTGATCCGCTACCGTCTGGTGGGATAGTTAGCGGCCGTCTGCCAGACGACTGGATCATAGAAACAACCGGGGCCTGGGCGGACGGAAGTATCACCTCGGCCTTGGTGCCACGGCTGGACGGGTACGGCTACGACTGGGTCGTCAGCGCGCTGAACGCACCCGCCGATGGCTCCAGATTTACGCTGATAGGGCAGGACATTCGCAGCCGCGTCACAACCGGCGATGTGCTGGAAGCGGCGGCGCAAGTCGATATCACGGGCATGTCGATGGTCAAGGGCCATGAGCTGGTATGCGCCTTGAGTGATGGGTCCGTGTTCCCCGCGATTTCCACGCTGGAGCGCGACGCGACCGTCAATAGCGGCGCGGGTTGGGGATATCAGTTCTACGATCAGGCCGACCTGGTCGGGGGCGTGATGAAAACCGGCAAGGCCAGCGTGCCAAGCAATTCAATGACGGACAGTTCTGGCAGCCTTCGCTTCCGCACAACCTTCGGCGGCGCGGGCGGTGCCGCCACCGTCAAAATGTCCCGCGCCCAGCTTCTGAAAAACTCCTGATCGAAAGGTATCGATATGACTGCTCTTAACATTCAGAATGCTGAGGCCATTTCAGCTCCTTCGGTTCGGACTGGCAAGGTTTATCCTCCGAAAGTAGATGGCCTGCGCGGGCTGTTTTTTCTCGGCGGTTCAATCAATGAGAGCATCGCTAACCGATCCCCGTGGCAAGGGGCGCAGCCTAATGCGATTGCGGTAGGTGCGCCTGCGGTTAACGCGTCGTATCTCACGCTGAAAAACATGACGAACTATTTGCAGACGCAGATCGCCGAAGTCGAAGAGATGACGCTAATCGCGTGGCACACAGCCGAATATCTCAACTTCAATGCTATCTCTAACACATGGACAACGCGGCAGGGCGGCACCGGGAATTCATATGGTGTTTCGCTCGCAGTCGGTGGCGGTTCGAGCCCAGCGACCGGCAAGCAGAACCGAGCGATCGCAGGTTACAAAACAACGGAGGAGCAGACCGCGGCTGGATCATCGCTGACGACCTCTCACACCGCAGTCATAAACGGCGGCGGCGCAGGCTCGTATATGACCCATGCAGCCCGATTCACCGCTACGGAAGTCTGTCATGACATCCTGACTAATGCATCTGGCAAGTCCACAGCGCTGTTCGGCTCGAATATTCGCGACAAGGCATCTGGGCTTCTGCGCATCGGCAGTTCGTCCGTTGGCGGGGCTGATGACGCCTTTAACATGTGTGGGGCGATCATTGCTGAGGGATTCTGGTCCGACGAAGACCTTTCAGACTGCTATGCGTGGCTATCTGCGCTTGAACTCGATGTGCGCGGTATCTCCGTATGATCGCTGATAAAACCAATCATGCGCAGCCCGTTGGCAATATCAATATCACAGCCGAGATGATCAAGGCAGGCGCTATGGAGATGCGCAGATTTCAAATCGGTGAGCCGTTGGAGCGTGTCGCAGAAGCAGTTTATTTGGCGATGGTCATAGAGGCTAATGCACACACAACAGGGAGCGGCGGCGGATGGCCTCTGAATATCTAGAGCAGATCGGCGCGGTGGCAACGTTGGGCGCGAGCGGTGGCGGCGGGTTCTTCGCGGTCAAATGGTTCGCCGAATGGATCGCGGGGCGGCTCGACAAGCGAGAGCAGCGCCTTGACGACACTGCGGCGAAACTGATCGCTGGGCTGGAACAGCGCATCGAAACGCTAACGTCACGCCTCGATATGGTCGAACGACTGCTGGCGGACTGCCAGAAACAGCACGCTAAGGCCGAGGCCGAGGTGATGAAGCTGACCGCGATCGTGGAGAGCAAGGGGATCATCAACCAGAAGGCGCAAGCGATCGTCGCGGCGGATCGCCTGGCGCAGGCTCAGGGGGAATTGTGATGGCCACCATCAACGCAATCATTGAAGACGTGCTGGCGAACGAGGGCGGCTATGTGAATGATCCGCGCGACGCCGGGGGCGAAACCAACTTCGGCATCACGATCGCGACGGCGCGCGCCAACGGCTTCACCGGCCCGATGAAGGCCATAACCCGCGACTTCGCGCGCGGCGTCTACGTGAAGCAATATGTGGAAGCGCCTGGCTTCGACAAGATCGCGGCTATCTCGCCCTCGATCGGCGCCGAGCTGGTCGACACGGGCGTCAACATGGGACCGAAGGTGGCGGCGCAGTTCCTCCAGCGCGCGCTCAATGGTCTGAACAATCAGGGCAAGGACTATGCCGACCTTCTGGTTGACGGATCGGCCGGGCAGAAGACGCGCGACGCGCTGACCGCCTTCCTGAAGAAGCGCGGCGCCGAAGGTGAGCGCCGACTGTTGCTGCTGCTCAATGCTCTCCAGGGTGAGCGCTATCTGTCCCTGTGCGAGGGCCGGGCTGCGAATGAGGCGTTTCTGTTTGGCTGGCTGGCAAGGATCGCGGCATGAGCCAGCCCCACGCCCTCATCGCCTTCATCGCAACCCTGGCAACGCTGCTCATGGTCCTGATCGCGTCATTCGTCGCCGCCTACATGGTGCCCCAGCTCATCGGCAAGATCGAGGCGTTCGGGTTGGGGACTGTCACCGGCGGCCTCGTCACGCTGGCGGCCTCGTTCCGGCCTCGCCACCCACAGGAGCCGCAGCCATGATCTTCGCCGCTGGATTTTTCATGGGCGCCGCGACCGTCGTCGGCGGGCTGGTGATCGCGGCATGCTTGATCTGGAAGCAACTGGCATGATTCCCCTGCCCGCCTCGATCCGTCCCTACCTGCTCGGTGCCGCCGGAATCGCCATCCTCGCCGCTGCCATCTGGGTATGGCGCATTGACAGCCTGCGCGCGTCCCACAAGGCCGACGCGGCGAACGTGCGGCGCGAATACGCCCTGTTCCGCGAGCAGGTGACGGCCAAGGCAACGGAAGCCCTGACAGCTCAGAAGGCCGTCAACGCCGCCCAGGAACAGAAATGGAAGGAGAGGGCCCATGCGGCTGACCAGATGCACGAAACCGAGCTGGCTTCGGCGAACGCTGCTGCTGAGCGCTATATTCGCGACAACCGCCTGCTGCGGCAAGCAGTCGTTCGAGGTGCGGGCGGGGAAGCCGGTGGAGCCGCCCAAGGTGACAGTGCCCAAGGTGGCGACCGATCCGGTGCGGCTGCCGACCTGGTTGCAGTGACGGCGGATGATGTGCGGATCTGCACCGAGAACACCCGCCGGCTGATCGATGTGCGGGATTGGGCGCTGGGGCTTAATCCTTAGCCCCCGCCTCCCGCGCTTCGGAGAGGGCGGCGCGGGCGATAACTTGGGCGTCTTTGTCCCGAAGCGGCCGATTATGGTGTTCCGAACCAGTAAACCGGATCGTTCGTCCATCAGATATTTTGCCCAGCGCCTTCCGCATCCGCGCAATCTCCTCATCCTTCCCGGCGGTTGCAGCGGCGACGGACTGGAGGCGGTGGGAAACGATCCGGCGCACAGTCTCGCTATCGCCGTCGTCCAGCGGATAGCCGGTCAGCCACATGTGCAACTCGCGATCCGCATCCGTCACCCCGCCAGCTTCCGCGACTGGCTGGGCGGGGGCGGGTTCTGTGCTCGTCATTTGTTCCTCCTTTCGCGCTTCCACTGCCGGTCGCACTCTCTGCATTTCCTGCGCGTGCCGTCGCCACGAACTACGATTTTCACGTTTTCAGCCGAAAGCTCATGCCCGTTAGAGCAATGAGTTTTCCGGCTATTTATGGCAGTAGGAGCATCCCCACGCAGTGTGTTGACCTTGCTAGTTACTGGCTCAAGGTGTGCCGGGTTCACGCACAGTTTGTTCCTGCACAAGTGATCGATGGTAAGGCCGTCCGGTATAGCCCCAACCTTTTCTTGATAGGCAACTCGATGGGCGAGCTGCGAACGGAAATTGCCATACCCGCGACTATTCGTGGCACCTGTCCAAACCCAACATTCATCACCGATAATTACCTTCGACCAAAACGGGCACGGCTCCAGCTTCTCGGCTTCTGGTCTGTCAGTCATGGGCGGTGCTCCTGCAGGGTGAGGGGGAATTTTTGGCGGGCGACGATTTGCGGAAATGATTTGCAGGCGAATGCGAAAGCCTGTTCCGCCTCTGGCCAGCCGAAGCCCCGAACATAGAAGCCTGAATTTGATGCGCCGCGCTTATCCCCTGACCGGTCCCACCAATAGAACGCATACCAGAAGGTCAGGCCGCCGCAGGTCCACCACACGCGACCATCAGGATCGTCGGCGCGCTTTCCATTCTTGAGCAGGCCGCCGTCCATGTGCGAAGGCTTCCACGGCAGTTGAATGGCGGACGCCTCGCGCTCCCAGACGGTTCGGCCTTGGGGATCGTGTAGGTAATGGCCCGGAGCGCCCCAGCATCCCCAATATAGCGCTGACTTCCCAGCCTCATGGCTGCGCCGAATAGCCGTTTCGAGGTCCATCATTCATCCCCCTTCTGTGAGGCGGCGACATCGGGATGCATGGCATAGCGGTCTGCGCTCTGTGAGGCGGCGAGGGCGCGTAGCTGCGTCGGGACCGCGATCATCTGGAAGCCCTGTGGCTCGACCTCGACCACGTAGCGGTGCTTGCCCTTGGTTGTCAGATAAGACGCGACGATGACGCCGTGCCAAATCGCCTCGCCTGTGAACTTCTCGACCGGATCGCCGATAGCAAAGCCCTCCCCCTCCCCGTCGAACGCCTGCCCGCGAGATTGGGGGCGACAGAACAGGTCGTATTCGCCGTCATCATCGGTGTCCGTGTGCGAATATTTCCAGATTTCACCAGCGTCTATTTTCAGACCGCTTATCCGGCCAGAAAGCAATTCGTTCGGCGTCCATTCGTGCAAATAGCATTTACGCTTTTCGACGGGTGTATCGTGAGATTGGGGCGGGTGGGCGAGGGCAGGGGCGATATGCTGTTCGATGATATCGCGCACCTCATCCCAATCGGACAGGCTGGCAACCGCGATCTTTTCAGGGCCATAGACCGAGAAGCCCATGCCCCCACCTTCGATGTCGAGAAGCTCGCCTAGCCACAGTTCCTTGCCGCCGCCCAAGCCGATCATGATGCCGACATCGGGGTCGCCGTCTTCTTCGCTGGAATGCCACTGGACATGACCCGGTTCCAGCCCCTCCCCCGCGTCGAACTCTTGGCCGAGACGCTGGAGCGTGGGGAGTGGGGCTTCGGTAGGCTGTTGAGCGTCACGCCACTCAGCATATTCCATCACGATCCCGATAATCGTGTCATCGAAATATTCAGACTGAGCATCCTGCCACGCCTGCAAATCCGGTCTCTGACTGCGGCTAATGCCGGGTTGTGCCTGATGCCGGCAAAGGCGCATATCGACGTTCACGAGCCGCATCACATCCTTTGTCGCGGCCTTCATGTCGCAGGAGAAATCCGCACCTCGGCAATGCTCAACCAAGGCATCAACGATGCGGCGCGCTTCAACGAGCGAAAGCATGACCTTCGGAGCCACCGGCTCCCCGGCCTGCTCAAGGGCGGAGATCAGCGTCTGGCAATCGCTGGCCAGCTGCTTGCTATCGGACGCGCCATCAATTCCATAGTGCGGGTGAAAGCGGGCCTTGATCCGCTCAATCGCCATCTTCACAGCATCAGTCATGTTCGTTTTCCTTGGATAGGAGGTGGGCGCGGACCTGCTCGCCACGCTTTGTCAGGGTCCAGCGGTCACGGAATCCCCGCGCAGTCACGCGTTTGAACAGGCCGAGCCTGCCGAGCGGGCGCATGACCGATGCGGCATACTGACAATTACCGAAGGCGATGCCGCGCCGCGCGATGACGAAGGCCTGATCCTCCGTCAGCTTCTCGGCTATCTGGTGGGCGGGGGTCATGCTGCGAGGCCTTCCGCCAGGGTCGCCACATGGATCGCCCAGTCTGCCATGCGATAAGCGTATTCGAGAGCGAACGGCTTGTAGGATCGGATGTGAGCAACATACTCGGCTGAGGTGCATTGCGCCGGATCGAACAGAGGCCGGCTATCCAGAGGGCTGCGGGTGTTGAACTCGCTGACTAGAAACAGATCGGCTAGTTGATCGCGTGTCATGCTGCAGCCCTCCTATTCTTCGCGAGGCGCGCAAGGCTCAGCAGCAGGTCGCGGAACGGACCAGGCGTGCGGTTGCGGATGCGCACCTTGTCCTTGCCGCCGACCATGGCCATCATCCCGATCCGCCGCGCCTTGGCATATCCGTAGCGCTCCAGGGCGCGGGGGTGCAGCCGCTGCCTACCCTTGCCCCAGATCAGTTCGGGCAGGTCTTTGGGGTCCACGCCGTTGACGTAAAGCCACGTCAGCTTGTTCGCGAAATGACCATAGTGCCCTTGGTCGACGCAGCAGGTCCATCCCCCGAGCATATCAGCGCGAACCCATCCGCCGTCCCGTGGGGGGGCATTCAGATTGAAGTGTGACCAGGCTTTGCTGTCAGCCGGATGCTCGATGACGCCGCCATGCTCGCGAGCCGATTCGAGTGCATGCTCGAAGCACCCGCCATCATCGCCCAGCTTGAACTGGTGAGGCTTGCGCGTGCTACCGTGCCAGAAACGGCCCCAGCGCTTGCAACTCGGATGCGCCACGACAGGCCAGGGGCCGGCATAGGTCCGCCCATCCATATGAACGGTCGTTGAGCCATCGGCATGGTCTTCGCCGTGCCCAACGACCTGGACGCCGGGCAGTCCAAAATAGCAGCCGTTGGTTTCGACATAGAGGGCGGCGATCATACACCCCTCCCCATCAGATCGGCGGGGCGGGTGGCGTTGAGGATTTCAGCGACAGCACCAACCGGGATGACGCCCCATTCCTCCATGAGGGCCACATGCGCTTTCCAGCGCCGCTCTTCGTGCCTGCCAGGCCGGAGCGCAGCGATGCGGTTTATCTCCTTGGTCATCGCGGCGCTGCGTCGGAACCACTCCCCGCGGATGCGCGTGTCAGCGAACATGCGGTGATAGTGGGCCTCAAGGGTAGCGTTGCCGGCGACGGAGGCGAGCAGCCTCAACGGCACCGGGTTTCCGATCTGGAGACTGTGCAGGCGCCTCCGCACGTCCTTTGCGATGCCGATCTTTACCAGACCCCGATCGCCGCCGATGAAATAGACGTGAGTCGTTTGATCGATTAAGCTGCTGTCAGCCAT